TTAAGAGAAGAATAGTTGCGTTTTGAAAAATAGCAATTATATGAGCGTGATGAGATAGAAAGATTATGCTAGCAAAGAGTAGAAGCTCTTAAAGAGTGTGAAGAAGTGCGTAGAACAGCTGATGAAATGAAGCGTCGCATAAATTTACTTACTACTCAAAAAGATATATTATCTAATGATGTTACTCACTTGGCTAATTAGCGAAATGATATTTCTAAAAATTTAGAACAATCTCGTAAGGATGCTGAAGAAACCGCTAAAACTTTCCTAAAGCAACAAATGGAACTCGCCCAAGAGCAACTTGATAGAGCTTTAGAGCAAGTCGCAAAAAAGTATTAGGCGGATGAAGAAGAATATAAATAGCATTATTTACAAATTGTAGAAGAAGGTGCTAAAGCTTTCTCTGAATAGATGACTTTAATCGGCCAGCAGGCAGAAGAAGCTTCAGAAACTCTCGAACAAATTCGTAATGCAGTTAATGTTGCAGTTGCTAATGCCAAAAGAGAAGAAGAAAAGAAACAAGCCAAAAACTTTTATCGTTTGGTATTGCCGGAAAGCGATATTAAAGAGATAGCGCAATTGCGCGCAGTAGAGCCATTCTTGCGTGACAAAGAAGCTCTTAATAAAGTTATTTGGAAAGTATATTACGAAAAACCCTATACTGATTTAATTGGCCGAGTTTTAGGACAAGGCATTAAAACAGGTATTTATAAAATCACTAATATAGAAAATTAGATGTGTTATGTCGGTTAGGCTGTAGATGTAGCCTCAAGATGGAAATAGCACATTAAACGCGGTGTAGGAGCAGAAGCACCCACGCGCAATAAGTTATATCCCGCCATGGCAGAACTAGGAGTTGAAAATTTCACTTTTGAACTCTTGGAAGAGTGTGGTCGAGAAAAATTAGACTCGCAAGAAGATTATTGGCAAGAGTTTTTTCATGCCAAAGATTTTGGATATAGTATAAAATAAGGAGACTTTTTATGTATAGAATTATTCAGGGGCGCAGCTCCGGTAAAACAAGTAATCTAATGCTTTTGGCTAAGGAGCAAGGTGCAAAAATTGCTTGCTCGAATCCTTCGGCAATGAGACAAAAAGCTTATGCTTATGGAATTACAGGAATTGATTTTATTCCATATAGTGATTTATATAATGGCGCAATTGACCCAGATGATAAAGTTATGATTGATGAATTAGAACTACTTGTTAAAGGATACATGGACGGAAAACTTATTGGATATACATTAACTAATGAGGATTAAAATATGTTAATAACAAAAGCAGACAAATATATGGTAGAAATGATTCACAGAATTAAAGAAGAAGGATTTAAAGATATTAATCCTCGTCCAAAATATGCTGATGGAACACCAGCGCATACATTTTCTGTAAATCATACTTTTCGCACATACGATTTAAGCAAGGGAGAATTTCCAATTTGTACTCTTCGTCCCCAGGCTTGGAAGACCGGTATTCGTGAAATTTTCACTATTTACCAAAAGCCAACCAATGATATTGCCACTATGCACGACATGGGCGTTACTTGGTGGGATGAATGGGATATTGGCGATGGAACTATTGGACAGCGCTATGGCGCAACTGTTAGTCGTTATAATTTAATTAATAATTTAATTGAAGATATTAAAAATGACCCCTATGGCCGCCGTAAAATTGTAAGTCTTTGGCAAGAACAAGATTTACATGAAACCCCTGGTTTGGCGCCTTGTGCGTTCTTGACGATTTGGAATGTACGCCAAGGTGAACAAACTGATTATCTTGACATGATGCTAGTTCAGCGCAGCGGAGATATGCTTACTGCTTCTGGCCCAGGAGGCATCAATGAGATTCAATACGCAGCTTTATTGACTATGATTGCCATTCATACTGGTTATACTCCTGGAGTTTTTAGTCATGTTGTGGCAAATGAGCAAATCTATGACCGTCATATGGAGGCGGCCGATGAAATGCTTATTCGAGCTGGTATTCCTTATGAAAAGGATAAAATTTATCCCATTCCATATTTGTATGTGGACACTATGAGAACTGTTAATTTTTATGATTTTACCATTGATGATTTTAAAATGGTAAATTATAATCCTATAAGACCACAATTAAAACTAGAGTTAGGTATATGATTGCTGCTATTGTTGCTGTTGATAAAGACTGGGGAATTGGTTATCAAGGCCAACTTTTGGAATACCTACCCCCAGATATGAAATATTTTAGAGAAACAACAGAAAACCATATTGTGATTATGGGACGAAAAACTTGGGATTCATTATCCCATAAGCCTCTGCCAAAACGTCATAATATTGTTATTTCTTCCACACTCGCCCCAAAAAGTGAGTTTTATTGTGAAACTCACTATCTTCAAATTATTCCAATGAAAAAACTCAATGAAGGAATATTAAAGAATTTTAATGAAGATATTTTTATTATCGGCGGTGGCGAAATTTATAAACAATTACTTCCTTATTGTGACCGAGTTTATGTTACGTTTATTGGAAAAAGTCACGATAATGTGGATACCTATTTCCCCAATTTGGATAAAGACCCAAACTGGGAAATAGAAACTTGTACTGAATTACGCGATTACAATGGAATTCCTTATGCCTTTTTGGTTTATGAGAGAGTGTAATTGACTTTATAATTTAAATTTGTTATAATATTTATACAAGGTAAATAAAGAAAGTGAGTAAAAAATAATGAGTAAAAAACAAGAATTTATTAATTGGGTAGAGGAAATCATCGAAATTGCAAAGGTTGATGAAATTCCTGAAAATGTAAAAATGTATTGGGAAGCTTTTAAAGGTAATTCAGATAGCGAAAAACCTTTGTTTACTGATAATGGTAAACTAATTTTAAGATTTTTACAAGAGCACCAGGAGACTACAATGTGGAAAGCAAGAGAAATTGGCGAAGGGCTATTCATCAATTCTCGCGGAGTTTCTGGCGCAATGCGTAAACTTGTAAGTGATGGATTTTGTGAAAAAATGGGAGAATCTCCCGTTATTTATACATTGACTGAAAAAGGCAAAAATTTTGTAATTGAAGATTAAAGGAGAAAAAAAGAAAATGAAGAAAATTATTAATAAGACACATATTGAAGGTTGGTTATATCAGCACTCTTTGGAGATTAAGGAGTCTGGTCCTAATTCTAAAAATCCCGGCACAGTATTTATTTCTGGTAATGTTGATATTGCTACTGATAATGCTATGACTAATATTGTTACTGTGCATTATACTTATACTACTGCTACTACTAGCACTGGTAAGGCAAATGCATCTTTCAATGTTTTGAAGGATATTATCGATAAGAAACTGTATAGTGTTATGGAACACGGCGCAGATAAGGCTAGCTTGTTGGCTATTGATTCTGCAATTGGTTTGAATGAGTTCTATTCTGACCGCAATGGTAAGGAAGAGCTTGTAAGTGCCAAGCGTAACGAGGGTGGTTTCATTGTTGTTAAGTCCAGTTTGAATGAGGATGAAACCAAGCGCAACACTTTTGATGTTGATATGGTTATTACCGGTACTCGTATGATTGAGGCAGACGAAGAAAAGAATTTACCCGAAAAGCTAATTGTTAAGGGTGCAATTTTTGATTTCCGCAACTCTCTACTTCCCGTTGAGTTCTCTGTTTTGAATGAGCGCGCTATTTCTTACTTTGATGGCCTGGGTGCTACTCAGCACGAGCCTGTATTTACTCGTTTACAGGGCCGTTTGGTTTCTGAAGTGGTTACTCGCACTGTAACTGAAGAAGGTGCCTGGGGCGAGCCTATTGTTAAGACTTTCTCAAATACTCGTAAGGATTATGTAATCACTTGGGCTGCTGCTAGCCCCTATGAGTGGGATGACGAAGGCTCTATTACTGTAGCTGAAATGAATGAGGCTATGTCTAATCGTGCTACTTATCTGGCCGCTTTAAGACAGCGCCAGGATGAGTACAAGGCTTCCAAGAACCAGGGTTCTGCTGCTCCTGCTGCCGGCGGATTTAATTTCTAATCCGCCTCAAGGAGGATAATATATGGCTACTATTAATCTAATGGCTTTACAGCCTCATAAAGTATCCCGTGACCTTTCTGGATATATTACTTATATCTACGGCGAAGGTAAAACTGGTAAAACTACTTTAGCTTCAAAAATGCCAAAGGCTTTGCTGCTAGCCTTTGAAAAAGGTTATAATGCAATTCCAGGTATTATTCCCCAGGATATTACAACTTGGGGTGAAATGAAGCAGGTCGTTCGTGAATTGAAGAAGCCTGAAGTCCAAGAGACTTTTAAGAGTATTCTGGTTGACACGGTTGATATCGCCGCCGGCCTGTGCGAAAAGTATGTTTGCTCCCAGGCTAGCGTTGAAAAACTAAGTGATATTCCTTATGGCCAAGGTTGGACCAAGGTTAAGAAGGAATTTGAAGAGGTTTTCCGCACTATTACTCAACTGGGATATGCAGTTGTGTTTATTTCTCATGTAAAGGAAAAGACCTTTAAGAAAAAGGATGGAACTGAATATAACCAGTATATTCCTTCTTGTCCTTCTACTTATAATGAAATTGCAAAAAACATGGCTGACATTTATGCCTTTGCTGAAAAGTATGAAGACAATGGTGCTGCTAGAGTTCGTTTAGTAATTCGCTCTGTTGATAATAGTGCTGATACTGGCTGTCGATTCAGATACATTAAGCCTGTTATTAATTTTGAATATGACGAATTGGTTAAGGCTTTAAATGAGGCTATTGATAAAGAGGCACAAGTCACTGACGCTTCTTTGTTCACCAATGAGCGTGAAGCCTCTGTGGTTTCCACTACTTTTGATTATGATGCTCTAATGGCCGAGTTTGGCGATGTAGTTGGCGGCCTTATGAATGAGAATCCTAATTATTATGGACCTCGTATTACTCAAATTGTAGATAAATATCTTGGCAAGGGAAAGAAAGTTTCTGATGCTACTATCGACCAAGCCGAGTTTATTAGTCTAATTGTTAATGAGATTAAAGAAGAATTGGTTAATAAATAAAAATACAACCCCGGGTTAAAGAGCCCGGGGTTGATTTTATATAAAAATTATGATATAATATTTATATATAGATAAAGGAGTGATAAAAATAGCTCATCAAGTAATTTGTTCTATATGTAAAGAGCGTTTTGACCGTGATAAAATAGCTTTTGTTCCCACCGGTAGTCGTAGATATGCACATGCTTCATGTGCTTTGCGGCAACAAGCTGAAACTGGTGACAAGGCGGAATTAAAAATAACTGACCCAAACGATTTTGTGTCATGTATATATTGTAAACAAACGATTGACAAGAAAGAAAATAATTATATTCAAATTTCAAACAATAAATATGCTCATGTAGAATGTTCTGAAAAAGAAGCAAAAAGAGAAAAAACAGATGCTGAAAAATTAGAAGATTATATTATGAAAATGTTTAATTATGATTATGTGCCGCCAAGAGCGAAAAAACAGATTAATCAATTTACTCAAGAATATAATTATACTTATTCTGGAATGTTAAAGGCTTTAATATACTTTTACGAAATTAAAGGTGGTTCGGTAGAAGAGGCTCATGATGGAATTGGTATAATTCCTTTTGTTTATCAAGATGCTTATAATTATTATTATAATTTATGGCTTGCTAAACAAAAAAATGAAGATAAAAATTTAGAAAATTATAAACCACAAACCATTGAAGTGCGGATTCCAGTTCCGCAAAGAAGTGTACAAAAGCGTAAACTATTTGCTTTTTTAGATGAAGAGGTAGCAGATGGCTAGTAAATATATTGATTCAACAAGTATAATTCAAGTAATTGGTAGCGTATATAATACTCCGCAGTTGCTTGATTATGGTGATAAGTATGTAATTACAGAAAATGATTTTCCCGACAAGTTTCATAAAATTGCTTTTGGCGCAATTTATAAACTTCATGAGCTTGGCGCGGAAAAAATTAATCTTGAAAATATTTTAGATTTTTTAAGTTCGCGTCCACAAAGTGAAGCAATTTTTAAGCAACAGAAAGGCGAAGAATGGCTTTTAAAAGCATCTGACGCAGCATTAAGTTCTGGTTTTGATTATTATTATGGCCGACTAAAAAAGATGTCTTTGTTAAGGGCCTATGATAATTATGGCGTTGATGTTTCTTTTATTTATGACCCAGACAACATCTTGGATATAAAGAAGAAACAAATTCAAGAAGACTTTTTAGATAATGCAACTTTAGAAGATATTGCAAAAAAAGTCGATGAACGAATTGATGCAGTTCGAATGGAATATGTTGATGATGAATATGGAGAGGCGCATCAAGCTGGCGAGGGCATTGAAGAATTAATTGAACGTTTAAAAGAGCATCCAGAAGTCGGTGTTCCGATGTATGGCCCATTAGTTAATACTGTAACTCGTGGAGCAAGATTAAAAAAATTCTATTTGCGTTCAGCTCCAACAGGCGTTGGTAAATCAAGAACAATGGTGGCCGATGCTTGTAACATTGGATGTAATCGAATTTATGATGAAAACTTTGGATGGATAAAAAATGGTGTGGCGGAGCCAACACTATATATTACAACAGAGCAAGAAAAAGAAGAAATTCAAACAATGATGTTGGCATTTTTAGCTTGTGTTAATGAGGACCACATTTTAAATGGAAAATATGAGGGCGATGAAGAAAAGCGTGTGCGAGAAGCCGCCAGAATTCTTTCTGAAAGCCCCATCTATATTGAAGTACTTCCGGATTTTTCATTGCAAGATGTAGAAGATAGAATTAAGCGTAATATTCGAGACCACGATGTAAAGTATGTTTGCCACGATTATATTCATACAAGTTTAAAAATTCTTGAAGAAATAACTCGTCGTTCTGGCGGCGTAAAACTAAGAGAAGATAATGTATTATTTATGTTATCTATTCGTTTAAAAGATATTTGTAATAAATATGGTATTTTTATTTTATCAAGTACGCAGCTAAACGGAGATTATGTCGAGGCAGAAACCCCAGACCAAAACTTGCTTCGTGGCGCAAAGGCTATCGCCGATAAAATTGATTTGGGTATGATTATGCTTCCGGTTAAAGAAAAAGATATTGAGGCTCTTGGAAGAATTTTAACAACAAATACTTTTGAACGACCCAATATAAAAATTTCTGTTTATAAAAATAGACGAGGAAGATATAAAGGTATATATTTATGGTGTAATGCAGATTTAGGCTGTTGTAGAGTAAAACCTATGTTTGCTACAACATATGATTATGAGATAGTAAGTATTAATGATTTAAAAATCATTACAGAAGAGCCTGGGGCTTTTTAAATATAAAGGAGAAAAACTATGCTAAGAAAAAATGAAAACTTTACAATTAATAGTATTAGAGACGGAGAATTGAGCGAAAAGGCCGGCGGTATCGAGTATAAGATGACTGCGGCAATGGCACAACATATTATAAAGACCCATAAAGGTCCAAAGAAGAATAAGCAAGAAATGCTTTGCGCCTATGTAAATCAAGAAATGGGACTAAAAGGCCAATGCGTAAAGGTGCTGGTGGACCTTGATTAATTTTGATAAGTCAAAAATTAGAGAACAACTTTCTACTGAAAATGTTTTTGATTTATTAAGCGATTTTGGTGGCGACCCAGAGTATACCGATTTTGGTATACTCTGTTCCACAATTTGCCACAATATGCCCGGTGATGGCAGTAGGAAGTTATATTGGTATTCAAATACAACTTTATTTAGATGCTATACGGGATGTGCGGAACCTACTTTTGATATTTTTGAATTAACTCGTAAAGTGTTTGATATTCAGCAAGGCAGACAAATTGATTTAAATGATGCTATTCGCTTTGTAGCGAGTAAGTTTGGTATTGCCGGCGAATATGAAGAAGTGGATTTAAATCTTCCCGCAGACTGGAAACTATTCGATACTTATGAGCGTGTTCAAGAAGTAGAATTAAAAGATTATAATGTTGAATTAAAAGAATATGATAGCTCAATTTTAAAGCGATTAAATTATAATATTATTATAAAACCCTGGCTTGATGAAGGCATGGTCCAAGAGGCTCTTGACAAGGCTCAAATTGGTTATTATCCAGGAGCGGACCAAATTACAATTCCTCATTTTGACAAAGATGAAAGACTTATTGGGCTGCGTGGACGCGCCATGGCGCAAGATGATGCAGAGAGATGGGGAAAATATCGGCCAATTAAGATACTAGACCAAAGATATAATCATCCTCTTGGAATGAATTTATATGGTTTAAATTGGGCTAAAGACAATATTAAAACCCTTGGAAAAGCAATTATATTTGAAAGTGAAAAATCAGTTCTTTTATACATGAGTTATTTTGGAATTGATAATAATATTGCGGTTGCTTGCTGCGGCAGTAATGTATCAGTTTATCAAATTCATCAGCTTTTGGAAGCTGGGGCGCAAGAAATTATTATTGCATTTGATAGACAATTTCAAGAATTAAATGATAATGAATTTATTAAATTAACAAATAATTTAACTAAAATTCATCAAAAATATAAAAATGATGCACAAATTAGTTTTATATTTGATAAAAAAATGATTACTGGATATAAAGCAAGCCCAATTGATGAGGGAAAAGAAAAGTTTTTACAATTATTTAAAGAGAGAATAACTTTATAATTGGTCAAAAGAAGAAAATGAAAAAGAATAAAAATTCAAATATATAGTGGGGTTGATACCTTTGAAAGGAGTTTAAATGACTTGAATTATCAATTAATCGCACCTCGATTACCGGAAACGGCAGTAATTGAATAGGTGCTTTTAAATAGAGGTATCCAATCATAGGATATTAGACATTATCTAAACACAACGAATGAGGATATTTTATCTCCTGCTTTAATTTCAAATATTGAAAAAGGAGTAAAAATGCTCGTTCAACACATCTATCAAGGAGATAAAATTTTTATACAGGTTGATAGTGATTGCGATGGCTATACATCTGCTTCAGTATTAATTAATTATTTAAATTGTCTATTTCCCGGTTTTACTCAAAACAATATTGTTTATAGGGTACACGAAGGAAAACAACATGGACTTATCCTTGATACAATTCCAGAAGATGTAAAATTAGTAATCGCGCCAGATAGCTCAAGTAATGATTACAACGAGCACAAAGAGCTGGCGCAGCGTGGAGTTGATGTATTAGTAATTGACCATCACGAGGCAGAAGAAATTTCTGAATATGCTTGTGTTATTAATAATCAGCTTTGCGATTATCCTACAAAATCCCTATCGGGCGTAGGAATGGTTTATAAATTCTGTTGTTATATCGATGAAATATTGAATGTTGATTATGCCAATCAGTTTCTTGACCTGGTTGCGCTAGGATTAATAGCCGATATGATGGTAATGACAGATTTTGAAACTAAACACCTAATTAATTTAGGTTTATCTCAAATTATCAACCCTTATTTTAGGGCAATGACAATTAAAAACCAATTTTCATTAGGAGGAACTATTACACCTTTTGGAGTGGCTTTTTATATTGCACCATATGTGAATGCGGTAACGAGATGTGGTACGCAAGAAGAAAAGCTCATACTATTTGAGTCAATGTTAGAATTTAAAGCCTACGAGATGATTGCTTCCACAAAGCGAGGATTTAAAGGACAACTTGAAACTCGAGTAGAACAAGCTTGTCGTAATTGCACAAATATCAAAAATAGGCAAAACAAAGCAAGAGACGCTAGCTTGAAGATAATTGAACAAATTATCGAAAACGAAAATCTGTTAGCAAACAAAATTATTTTAGTTAAATTAGATGCAGAACACAGTATTGATAGAAACCTAACTGGCCTAGTTGCTACTAAAATTGCCAATGAGTTTCAAAAACCCACCTTAATTTTAAATGAAACTGTCCATGAAGAAGAAGAAAATACTTACACCCTTTGGGAAGGTTCGGGCAGAATATTTAACCAAAGTAATTTTACTACTTTTAGAAAATTTTTATCTGAAAGTGGTTATTTCGAATACGCAGAAGGCCATGAAGGAGCTTTCGGCGCGGGCATAAGCCCAGACAAAGTGGATGAATTTATTAGTTATTCGAATGAGTTTTTAGCAGATTTTGATTTTACTCCAAAGTATTATGTCGATTTTATTTTTGATGCTAATTTATTAACTCCTGTGGAGATTTTAAATTTAGCAAATTTCGATAATCTTTGGGGTCAGGGAGTAGAAGAACCATTTGTATTAATAAAAAATATTAGAGTCACAAAAGAAAATATACAATTATTAAAAGAAACTACATTAAAGATAACACTCCCTGCAGATGGTCAAGATATCAGTTTAATTAAATTCGGGTCGTCTAATTTAGAATATGAAGGTTTGTATTCTGAATTAGGTTATGTTACTATTAATGTTATCGGCCATTTCCAGAAAAATATATGGAATGGTAATATTAGTCCACAAATTAACATTGAAGATTTTGAAATTGTAGAGCGGACAGTCTATTATTTCTAATAATTGAACATAACAGACCTAATAGCAATATTAGGAGGAACAATTATTATGAACAAGAAAAGATTGGTCACTATTATCGTTTCATTAATTTTGGTTTTAATGTTGGTTTTACCAATGATTACTATAAAAACGAATAGTGAAAATATAAGTACACAAGAGCAAGTTGAAAATACCATTGAAATAAAAACCGAATTGGTTTTAGCCGAGTTTAAGGATATTCAGTATGAAGCGCCTGCCAATAAAGAAGAGGCATTGCAAAAGCAGCATGATAATGAAAAATATATTTTTGAAATTTCTGATTTAATTTATTTAAGTGAGAGTATGGAAGAATATAATGCTTTAAATACAATTATTACAACAGAGGTCAATCGAGTATTAGAGATTAATGAACTATATAAGATTGACTATGATAATTTTGTTAAAGCAGAATGGGATGCTTTTTGGGGTCCCAAGCTGGAAGAATATCCAACTGCTACACAAGCCTGGCTAAAAATGAAGTCTTTTGGATGGAGTGATACCGTTTGTGCTGGCATTATGGGCAACTTAATGCTAGAAACGGGTGGTGGCACACTACATTTGGATTGGGATAGCAACGGCTCTAGTGGATATGGACTCATCCAATGGATTGGTGGAAGACGTTCTTTGATTAAGAGTATCTATGGTGAATTTCCAACAGTAGATAATCAAATGCAATTTGTTCATGACGAATTATATGGCGCCAATGGCATAAGTAAGCAAGTTACAGACAGTCAGTTAAACGCAATTATGGGGGCTGAAACTCCCGAAGAATGTGCGTATGCTTTCGCTTGCTACTACGAGCGATGCTCGGCACAACATCGTGGTATAAGAAGAACTTATGCTCGACGCGCCTACGAATATTTCGTTGGATAAAAAAATTAAGGGTTATACAGAAATGTATAACCCTTTTTCTTGTTGATTGGGGCGAGCGCGAGTGAAAGTGCCGAAAACCCAAATAAAAAATTCACTTGGAAATTTTTGAAGCAATAGTTTGATTTATTATAATATTTATGTTATAATATACATATATGAAATAAGTAGGTGAAAAATAAAATTGAGTATTACTTTAACTAAAAAGCAAGAAGAAGGTTTAAAGCTTGCCGTATAGCGTTTTAAGCAAGGTGAAAAATATACAGTTATATCGGGTTACGCAGGTAGTGGTAAGTCAACCTTAATTAAATTTATTATTGAAGCTTTAAATGTAGAGCCGGAGGCGGTAGCTTATGTTGCTTTCACCGGCAAGGCAGCTAATGTATTGGCACAAAAGGGCTGTCCCAATGCGATTACCGCCCACAAGTTATTATATTATGCTAAACCCACTCCAAGTGGAGTTTATAGATTTTCTCCAAAGCCCAAATATGAAGTGCCTTATGCAGTTATAGTTGTCGATGAAGTGTCTATGTTACCTCGACCGATGTGGGAATTATTACTAACTCATCACGCTTATATTTTAGCTACAGGTGACCCCGGACAATTGCCTCCAGTAGATAAGGATGCAGATAATCATGTTCTTGACAACCCGCATATTTTTCTTGATGAGATTATGCGCCAGGCGCAAGATAGCGAAATTATTCGATTATCCATGCACATTCGTGAAGGTAAACCCCTTTCTACTTTTGATTGTAAAGGTGAACAAGTAAAAATCTTTGATGAGCGCCAAGTGGTAGATGGCATGTATAATTGGGCAGACCAAATCCTATGTGCTACAAATAATCAGCGAGCAAAGATTAATAACTTTGTTCGTCAACAAAAAGGCTTCGGCGAAGAACCATGTATCGGCGATAAAATTATTAGTTTAAAAAATCATTGGGATTGGTCTTCTAAAGAAGGAACCTGGGCGTTAACAAATGGTTCTATTGGTACTATTGAGTATATGGATAAAAAAGATATATGGTTGCCTAGATATATTTATAATAATGGCCCCATTCCATATTTATATACGACAATGACTTTAGACGATGGGGATAAATTTGAATATGTTCCAATCGATTATAATATTTTAAAAACTGGAAATGGTTTATTAAATAGCAAGCAAATTTATTTATTAAATAAAAATGATGCTTTGCCAGACGCGCCCTATGATTTTGCTTATGCTTATGCGATAACTTGTCATAAGGCTCAGGGTAGTGAATGGAACAAAGTACTTGTTTTTGAAGAATGGTTTCCAAATGTTCCAGAAGAACATCAAAGATGGCTATATACTGCTTGTACTAGAGCATCTGAAAAATTAGTAATAGTAAAAAAATGAGGAGAAAAAATGGATACAACAGTTACAGTAGATTTAGATGAAGTAAATGCCTATATTCATAGTTCAGAATTTCATAGATATTTATTAGACACAACGCCAAGTTTTGAGGCGGCGGCATTCATATTACAGACTTTATTGGACGCGGTAGAATCCGCAGCGACCGAAGTTGACAATACTTAAAATATATTATATAATATAAGTATACTTTGTGAAAGGAGATAAAATAAATGTCATATAAATATGAGGGCAGTCTTCATAATCACACTGAAATGTCAAATCAACGGCTTCGTGACTCTATTAATCGTATTGAGGATTTGGTTGATTATGCAATTGAGCTAGGTCATAGTGTAATTGCATTTACCGAGCATGAAACAGTATCAAATGCGATTAAGATTGAGAATTATTATGAAAAAATTAAAAAGGTTCATCCTGATTTTAAAATTGTTTTAGGAAATGAAATTTATCTTTGTAGGGATGAACTAAACGCAGATAATTTTATAAAGGGTGAAGATAAATATTTTCACTTTATTTTGTTAGCCAAAGATGCTATTGGACATCAGCAAATTAGAGAGTTATCAACTAGAGCTTGGATGCGTTCTTGGATGAACGGTAAAATGAGAAGAACTCCAACTTACTATCAAGATTTAATTGAAATTATTGGCTCTAATCCTGGCCATGTCTTTGGTTCAACAGCATGCCTGGGTGGCTTTCTAGGTACTAAAATTTTACAATGGTATACTCGTGGCAGTAACGATGTAAGTTTTTACGCAAAAATTAAAAACTGGTGTAAACAAATGGAAGGAATATTTGGTAAAAATAATTTCTTTTTAGAAATGCAACCTTCCGCCAATGAAGAGCAATTAATAGTAAATAAGCAAATTTATTTATTATCACAAGAATTAAACATTCCTTATATCATTACTACCGACTCACATTATTGTCGTAAAGAAGATGCGCCAATCCATAAGGCTTTTTTAAATGCGCAAGAGGGTGATAGAGAAGTTGATTCTTTCTATGCCACGACCTTTATGATGAATACTGAAGAAATTGAAAGCTATATGGATGGTTTTGATAATGAAATTTTTCAAGAGGCTTATAAAAACATAATTTATATTAGAGATAATTGTAAAGATTTTAGTTTAAAGAAGCCTTTAAAAATTCCTTCCTTACAATGGAAAGTTCCAACAACGAAAATTGTAATGGATTTTTGGTACGAAAAAATTCCATACTTAAAGACTTTCAATGAATCTACTTTTGATGGAGATAGACGGCTAGCAGAGTTAGTTGTTGAAAAGCTAGAAAACAATCCTAAATTACAAACTAAAGAAATTTATGATGAGTTAAATGATAACTTAAGAATTACTTGGGTTTCATCAGAAGTTAATAAGGCTCATTGGAGCGCATACTTCTTAAACTTACAAAAGATTATTGATATATGTTGGGAAGCTGGTACAGTAGTAGGTCCTGGACGAGGTTCTGGTGTAGGCTTTCTACTTTTATATATTTTAGATATTATTCAAATTAATCCAATGTGGGAATCTACTCGTACATTTTCATGGAGATTTTTGAATCCAGACCGTGTATCTGTTCTTGATATAGACACAGACATAGAAGGAAGTCGTCGAGCCACAATTCTTCAAGCATTAAGAGACTATTATGGAGAAGATAGAGTTGCGAATGTTGTTACTTTTGGTACAGAAAAATCCAAGAGTGCAATTCAAACGGCGGCACGAGGTCTTGAAATTGATAATGATATAGCGCTTTATATTTCATCACTGATTCCTGCAGACCGCGGACAAACTAGAACACTAAAGCAATGTTACTATGGTGATGAAGAAAATGATTTTAAACCAATCCCTTTGTTTGTGCGTGAAATGAATAATTATCCAGAGCTTTGGAAAGTTGCACAACGCATTGAGGGATTGATTTGTCGCGTCGGTGAACACGCGGGTGGTGTCATTTTTGTCGACGAGCCTTTTACAAATTCAACGGCGTTAATGCGCGTACCGAATGGAGATATAGTAACTCAATTTGACCTTCACGATTGTGAAGCTGCATCATTGATTAAAATTGACTTGCTATCAGTTGAAGGTCTTGATAAAATTCACACTTGTATTGATTTACTTTGTGAAAATGGTTTTATTGACCAAGAAAATACTTTAAGACAAACTTATGAAAAAGTAATTGGAATTTATAATCTTGAGCGTGAAGCGCCAGAAATGTGGCAAATGGTTTGGGAACATAAAATTCAAGCTTTGTTCCAAATGGAAAAGCAAAGTGGTATCCAGGGTATTGCTTTAACACATCCAGAAAGCGTAGATGATTTGGCGGTTTTAAACTCGGTTATCCGATTAATGGCTCAAGAAAAGGGCGCAGAGCAGCCCTTGAATAAATATGCCCGCTTTAAAAATAATATAAATCTCTGGTATAAAGAAATGAGAGACTATGGCTTGACAGAAGAAGAACAAAAACTTCTTGAACCAATAGTCAAACAATCTTATGGTATTTGTGAATCTCAAGAAAAATTTATGCAATTGGTTCAGATGCCAGAATGTGGCGGTTTTGACCTAACTTGGGCGGATAAGTTGCGTAAAGCCATTGCAAAGAAAAATCCCAAAGGCTTCTTGGAACTTCAAGACGAATACTTTAAGAATATTGAAGAAAAGAATTTAAGTCATAATTTATGTAATTATGTTTGGAATGTTCTTGTTTCTACAAGTAAGGGTTATGGTTTTAATGCTTCGCATACCTTAGCCTACTCTCTTGTGGGTTTGCAAGAAATGAATCTGGCTTATCGCTTCCCGATTATCTTTTGGAATACTGCTTGTTTAATTACTGATAGCGGCGGTGTGGAAGACGCTGATGCCGAAGGAAAAAATAATAACTATGATAAAATAGCTACGGCAATTGGAAAAATGAAACAGGCTGGCATTGATGTAATGCCTCCTGATATTAATAAATCACAATATACTTTTTATCCAGACTACGAAAATAATAAAATTATTTTTGGATTAAGAGGAATGTTAAATGTTGGTGAGGAAGTAATTGCAAATATTATTGAAAATAGACCCTATACCTCACCCAAAGACTTTTTATTAAAAGTAAAACCAAATAAACAAGCTATGATTTCACTAATTAAAGGCGGAGCTTTTGATGAAATGGAAGATAGAAAATTTTTAATGGGCTGGTATATTTGGGAAACTTGTGATAAAAAAGGGCGTATTACTTTACAAAATATGCCCAGCTTAATTAAAAGAAAATTGTTACCAGAAGACACCGATGAATATATTCTGGCGCGTAGAGTATATGAATTTAACAGGTATCTAAAGGCCATTACTAAAGCCGATAAATATGCTTATAAAGATATGTATAGCCTTGATGAACGAGCATTAGCCTTTTTGGGTGAATTAGACCTATATGATTTATTAGAGTCTGATAATATGTCTTGGTTTATTAAAACAAAGGTCTGGGATAAAGTGTATCAAAAATATATGGATGTATTTAGGGCCTGGGTAACTGAAAATCATGATGAAATTTTGCAAAATTTAAACAATCATATCTTTTTAGAAGATTGGGAAAAATATGCCAAAGGCTCTATTTCCGCCTGGGAGATGGAAGCTTTATGTTTCTATTATCATGACCATGAGCTGGTTAATGTCAATACTGGAAAGTATGGTATAGCAGATTTCTTTAAGTTACCGGAAGACCCAGTAGTGGATAAAACCTTTTATAAGGGCGATAAAGAAATTAAAATGTTTAAGTTGTGTAAGATTTGTGGAACTTGTATTGCCAAGGATAAAAATAAGTCTATGGTTACTTTATTAACTACTTCTGGAGTTGTAAATATTAAATTTAGAAAAGAATATTTTTCTATTTTTGATAAGCAAATTTCTGAAAAAACAGCAGAAGGAACTAAAAAGGTTATCGAAAAATCTTGGTTTAATCGTGGTAATATGATTTTAGTACAAGGTATTCGTTCTGGTGATAGTTTTATCCCCAAGAAATATGCTTCATCAGGCGGACATCAACTTTATAAAATAAATGAAATTATTGGTGATGGTGATTTGGTTCTTCAAACTGAACGCTATCAAGGAGGATTTGAGGAAGATGCCGATTAAAATTTTAGCGCTGTGCGGTCAATCGGCCGCCGGCAAAGATACACTTTTACAAGAGATTTTAAAATTAAATAGACCAGACACCCATGAAATTGTAAGCTGTACCACTCGCCCTCCACGCGAGGGCGAAGTACACGGTAAGAACTATTATTTTCTTACCAATGAAGAGTTCGCCAATAAAATTGAAAATGGTGAAATGCTTGAAGCCACAGTATTCCGTGACTGGTGTTATGGAACCTCTTTGGATAGTTTAAATCCAGAAGCAATTAATGTTGGGGTATTTAATGTTGATGGAATTGATATTTTAATAGACAATCCCAAAATTGATTTATATGTCGTTGAGATTCAAGCTTCAGCAAAAACTCGTTTATTGCGCTCTTTGAATCGTGAAGAACAACCCGACGTGGATGAAATTGTGCGTCGATATTTAGCCGACCAAAAAGATTTTGAGCATTTTTATGGGGCTGATATTGGTATATGGAATGAAAATATAGAAGATATGAGCGAGACGGCTCGGGCTATTCTCGCCTTTGCGACGCGCCACTGGGACAATTTTAGTTAATTTATAACCCGCAAAAACTAAATATAGTGGATACACAAAAATTTTCCACTATATCTAGTGATGGAGGTACAAAATAATGGTAATAAAAAGAGATGGAACAAAAGTTCCTTTTAATAAAGAAAAAATTATAAACGCCATTAATAAAGCTTTTATTGAAGTTGATGGTCAGTTATATGAAACAGATACTGCAAAAGATATTGCTGACGATTTAGCTATTCATGTAGAAGCTTTTGACAATATTGGTGAATACTTAAGCGTTGAAGATATTCAAGACCGCGTAGAAGACTTTTTAATGCAGTCTGAACGTCGCGATGTGGCTCGCGCCTATATCCGTTATCGCTATAAGAAAGAAGTTGCGCGTAATCATAAAGACGATTTTATTGCCGCTATTGGAGAAAAATTAAGCGCTTCTAATGTGCAAAATCAAAATGCTAACCTTGATGAAAAATCCTTTGGCGGCCGCATTGGTGAAGCATCCAGCTATATGACTAAAGACTACGCATTAAATTATATTGTTTCTGATATGGCTCGTAAAAATCATTTGGAAAACATGATTTATATTCATGATTTAGATAATTATGCTGTTGGTAGTCATAATTGTTTAACCATTCCATTCGATAAGTTATTAGCAGAAGGATTCAATACTCGTCAATGTGATATTCGTCCTGCCAATTCTGTAAATACTGCTTTCCAGTTGGTGGCAGTTATTTTCCAACTACAAAGTCTATGTCAGTTCGGTGGCGTTAGCGCAAGCCATATTGACTGGACTATGGTTCCTTATGTGAGAAAGAGCTTTTGGAAACATATGCTAGATGGTATGACATATGTTTATCAAGCTCCTCATAAATATCATGGAGGAACAGAATATACTACGCATCGATTAGAAATTATAGAATGGCTAAAAGAACAAAAGAATAATATTGCTTCAATTGAAAAAGGAAAGGAAATAGATTGGCGTCCAGTGTATAACTATGCTATAGAAATGACCGAACGCGAAATCTACCAAGCAGTTGAAGCCATGTATCACAATCTCAATACGCTTCAATCTCGTAGCGGAAATCAGCTTCCATTTACTTCTGTAAACTATGGAACCTGCACACTACCAGAAGGCAGAATGGTAACTAAAGCACTACTTGATGTATCAATTAAGGGCTTAGGTAAATTACACAAGACTTCAATTTTCCCCTGTGGAATTTTCCAATGCATGAAAGGAGTTAACCGTGAACCGGGTGACCCCAATTATGATTTATATAAACTCGCTTTGCGTTCCACTGCCCAAAGACTTTACCCAAATTACGCTAATGTCGACTGGTCTGGAAACGCAGGGTATGACCGGAATGACCCTTGTACCTATTTCAGTACAATGGGTTGCAGAACCGCTAACGGCTGGGACGTCAATGGCCTCGGACAGCTTAAAGATGGACGCGGTAATATTTGTCCCGTGACAATCATTATGCCTACCTTGGCTATGCAAGCCAAAGAAATGCGAGAGCAAGCTATTGAAAGGGAAAAGCATCGTTATGAAACTATTCCAAATTACAGTGCTCTTGCAGAGGGTGTGTTTAGCGTTGAAGAATATTTTATGCTATTACTTAACCAAAAAATTCTCGAAGCCAAAGATATGCTTATCGAGCGTTTTGAATGGATTTGTTCTCAATCTTCTGATTCTGCCAAATTCATGTATGAAAATGGTTTAATGGCCGGTTATATTCCAGAAGAAGGAATAAGAAGTGCTTTAAAACATGGCACAATTGTTATCGGTCAACTTGGCCTAGCTGAAACCTTACAAATTTTAATTGGCTGCGACCATACGGAAGAGCGTGGCATGGAACTGGCGAAGCGAATTGAAAGCTTATTTAATAAGCGTTGTGCTGAATTTAAACAAGAATATAAATTAAACTTTGGCGTATATTATACTCCTGCTGAAAATCTTTGCTATACCGCAATGAAAAAATTTAAAAACCAATATGGTGAAATTAAAAATGTTTCTGACAAAGAATATTTCACTAACTCAATGCATGTACCAGTTTGGAAGAATATGAGTCCATTTGAAAAGATTGATATTGAATCTCAACTAACTGGTTATTCTAATGCTGGATGCATTACTTATGTTGAATTAGAGAGCGGTATTAAAAATAACCTTGACGCTCTTGAAACATTAGTAAACTATGCTATGGATAAAGATATTCCATACTTCGCAATTAATGTTCCCAATGATACATGTCTATCTTGCGGATATTGCGATGAATTCAATGATACATGTCCCGAATGCGGCAGCCATGAAATTCAGCAATTGCGCCGTGTAACGGGCTATCTAACCGGCAATTATAAAACAGCTTTTAATGCTGGTAAGCAAGCCGAAGTTGAAGCACGAGTAAAACACAGATGAGATACGCAGGTTTAAATAAGAACGATTTTGCAGCTGCCCCGGGCGTGTCAGTCACCTTCTTTACGCAAGGCTGTCCGCATCGATGCCACGGTTGCTAGAACCCAGAAACCTGGGACTTTACTGGGGGTAAGGAATTTACCCCCAGGGTAATTAATGAAATTATTGAAGCACTTACCGACAATGGTATAAATCGTTCTTTATGTATTATGGGCGGTGAACCTCTATGTGAGGAAAATGAATTTATCACACATCTTGTAATTTCCCAGGTAAAAGAAAAATTGCCAGAAACGAAGATTTATGTGTGGACTGGATTTTTGTATGAGGATTTACTAAAATTTTCAGGTTCTCATATTGAAAAAATTTTAGGAATGACCGATGTTTTAATTGACGGTCCTTATATAGAAAGTTTAAGAGATATTACTTTGCCCATGAGGGGAAGTTCAAACTAGAGAATCATTGAGTTGAAAAAATAAAAAAATTATGATATAATAAAAGAAAAAATTGAGGTGAAAATTTTTATGATTGAACAAGTTGAAACACTAGAAGAGATTCTGGAACCCCGAGTTGGCCAAACCGTTTTTTGCGACGCCGATAAAAAGATTTATCAATGGAGCCCAGTTGAAGGCTGGGAAGAAATTCATCCAGACGCAAATATAACAATGAAAGCTTACGAAATGAATAAGCAAATTATTGGGCAGTTAGAAATTTTAGATGAAGAAATTATGGAAGAAAAAAAGCAATCAATTCGTGATTTTGTTTATAAATGGAATCACCAATTCTATATGCTTTTATGTAGAGAATTAAACTATTATACTGTATTTTATATTAATCCTCATCTTGCCATTGAAACTGTTGACGATATGGTTGTTGAATGCGCACATGATATTGGTGATATTAAAGCAATTGATATTGCTCAGGATGAATGCGCTATCGAGATTTGGGTAACTGATTGCGATAATGAAACATATGTTATGTATTTCTTCCCTTATGAGAATGGAGTAGTTGTATGCGGATAATTATTTGCAACTTACAAATGTTTTCTAACGACCAAATGATTTATGTATTTGATACGGAAACAAAACAAAATATTTTCGCCCAAAAGACAGATTTAAATAATATTCCTGAAGCAATTTGCGCATTAGCTAATAAGTATAATACCACTGAAGTAAAACTTCATGGAGATACTTCTTTTAATACCCTATGGGCTGATGAAATTAAGGCGAATTATTCGTTAAAATATAATTATAATAATTTAAATGTAGAGGTAGTATAATGTCTAAATATTTAATTCAAACAACAGAAGTGTATCGTGTAGATACTGAACCAGAAGTAGAGAATCTTATTGCCGAAGCCAAAGAAGATTCTACTTTCGATGTCATTAAATATAATTGCGAACACAAAGAGCGTAAACTAAAAGGAGAAGTTATTGACGATTATTATAAAGTCTCTATCGTCAAAGGCTTTACTTCGGAAAAAGAGCCTGAAACACAGGTAATAATTAGCTATGAAATTTGAAGTAATTTCTAAATACGCTGATGCCGAATTGGAGCTACCTATCCGTAAAACAATAGGTAGCGCCGGCTATGATTTCCAAGTGGCTGAAGATATTGTAATTCCATCTTTTGATTCTCAACGTCGAGACTTACTAAATGAATTTTACAATTCAAATTTTAATAAGATGGCATTAACTCTAGAAGAAACGGCCGCTCTAACCAAGGCCGTCGGCACGAAACCCACTCTAGTGCCTACTGGAATTAAGTGTGAAATGCCCGAAGGTTTCTATTTAGAGCTTTCAGTTCGTAGTTCTTGTCCCTTAAAACACTGGCTAATTCTTGCTAATGGTGTTGGCATTATTGATTCTGATTATTATAATAATCCAGATAATGAAGGCCATATCTATTTTCAAATGATTAATTTATCACCTTTTGATATTTTATTAAAAAAAGGCGACACAATAGGTCAAGGTATTTTAAAAGAATACCATATTACCGATGATGATATGGCACAAGGATTAAGAACTGGTGGATTTGGTTCTACATCCGCAGCGGAATTTTCCAAAGTACTTAATAATTTATTTGCTGGAAATTACTCCCGCGCTGAAGGATATAGCTCTCCCGCAGAAATAAATCATTCTGAATCCGCAGGAAATTGGAATAATGTTAAATAATATTTTAGCTTTAGACCAAGCCTCTAGAACTTCCGGATATGCAATATTCCAAGAGGACAATCTAATAGTAAGTGGTACTTTTACTTATGACGATGATGATTTCTCTTTACGCCTTGTAAAAATTCGCAATAAAGTTATTTCCCTAATTGAATAGTATAATATAAATAAAATTTTACTTGAAGATATCTAGCTTCAGGGGCAAACAAATAATGTTGAAACATATAGAAAACTGGCAGAGGTGCGCGGAGTGCTTTCTGAACTAGCGTGTGAAATGAAAATTCCTCACGAAATTATTCATTCACAAACCTGGAAATCGACCCTTGGAATCAAAGGGCGCGACAGAAACACCTAGAAACGCAATGCATAGGCTTATGTGGCATAGACCTATAATAAAAAAGTTTCCTAGGACGAAAGCGACGCTATATGTATTGGCACTCACTATATATTAAATAATAAATCGGCCTTTTAACAAGGCCGATTTTTTTCAATTTATTATCTACCTTTTTTAAGTTTATTGAAAAGATTAAACAAGAAAGGGGAATGGTTTAAATGACTGCTTGGTTATTAGGCATTGCATCATCTGTTGTGGCGGCCGGCGCAGTTTCTTTTTGTGCTTACCTTTGGAAACAGGTGCAGAAATATAAAAAGCTATTAGATAAAGAAGAAACCCAGATTATGGATGAACATATTGAAGACAAGTTACAACCAATCATTGATGACATGGAAGAGCTTCGTAATTATGTTCGTGAAGTTGACAAAGATGAAAAGCACAAAATAAGACTAATAGTACAATCTTATCGCTATCGTTTAAGTCAATTATGTAGAATTTATCTAAAGCAAGGCTATATGACATTTGACCAATATGACCAATTAAATGAGTTTTATCATTTATATATTGGTCTTGGCGGAAATGGAGAAGCTAAAGCGCTATATGAGCGCGTAGTAAAATTAGATATTTTAACAGATGAGCAGGTTAAAGAGCGAAAAAAACAATCCAAATAAAAAATAGGGAAGCCTTAACAAAAGGCTTCCCTATTTTCTTTTATTCTCTTAAAGAATAAGTTTGTTTTACATACAATTTCTTGTCCATATGTTGCGATTAAATCCGCAAATAATTCTTCTTGCGCGAGGTTCATTTCAACATTATAGCTAAACATAGCAGCGTGAGTTAATTCATGAGCTAAAACTTTTTTCATCATTTTTAAATCTAAATCTTCAGATAAATATATTGTTTTTAAATAATCGTCACAAGCACCTAAAGTCCAACTACCATCACTACGCTATAGCTATGGATGATAAGGAGAGACCAATAGGACTCTCCAATCTTCACCGTTTATATTAATCATTTAATTTTTGTAGCCAAGGCCGCAATGCGGTTACTCAAGAACTGTTTCTCTTCTGGAGAAGCATCTTCAACCATCTCAACTAAATCTGCCGTTAGTTCTTGAGCGTATTTTTCTAATTCCTATAATTGAGCGGCTTTGTCCTTGTGCATTTCTTTAGATTCCATATAGGTCTTACGACTTTTAGGACTACGACCCTCGCGAATATCACGCATCATCATTTCCCCGAAAGGCATTTCTCGTTCACTATAACCCCTAACTCCAGAACCATTAGAAGAAGAAGTGGAAGAGACCGATGAATTTCCTCCGGCAGAGTGTCCGGTACCATTTCCTCCATAATACATGCGTCCTTTCATTTTATCCATATCTCTGTAATATTCCCATTCTGGATACATGCCATCATAATAGCGCATTCCATAATCCACGGGATAATACATTACATTACCATGATGGCTTCCTTTTTCTTCTTTTTCTTCCATCGCCTTGGTAATAGTGCAATAATAAATTGCTTCAGATAAATCTTTTATCATATCAACAGCTTCGCCCAGTTCTTTGGCATCAACTGTATCTAAATGAGTTAATTGGCCCTGAACGCAGCCAGTTAACATTTCTTTCATTTGCTTTAATTGTTCCATAGTTTACCTCCTTAGGCGACACGCTCTATAATTAGATTTGCGTTCTAAACATCAATAGGCTGGGTGCTAGTATTACGCACACTAATTTGAGAGCAGCAACCTCTTGGAATATCTAAATAAATTGCCCCAAAGACATTGAAGAAATCTTCAACGGCTGCAGGAGTTACTATCATAGTTGTCGTAGCTATTGGCTCTCCATCAATAGCTATAGCCAAGGAAATAGCTTCTACTGTGCCAGCGGTTGGAATAGCAATATTAGCGCCAAAAGAAACCTTAAAGCGGGCACGGCATTGGTTAGTGAGCCCTTTCAGACTCACTAACCCGCTACCATTACGGTGCATAGTGCAAGCTTTTCCTGGAACAACAGTATCTGTAAATTGAACATTTTGATTTTCTAAAACAGTCTGTAGTTCATTTGCTATAATTTCCATTAATACTTGCCCTCCTTTAATTAGTTACAACCGCAACCACAAGAATTATAGGCGTTTACGCCATAATTATAGCAGCAGTTGGGATTTGGAACTACATATGCTGGAATTGGGCAAGGAGTTTCCAAGCGACGAATAATCTGAGCTGTCTGTGCCTCTTGGTTAGCAGCAATATAAGCATTCTGGTTAGCCTGAGAAGCAGCAAATTTTAAGCTCTGATTTTCTGCGGTTAAAGTAGCAATCTTATCTTGAGTTAAGAAATCAAGAATAGAGCGTACACCAGCATTATTGCTATCAATGATATCACGAGTGCTATCAGCAATAGCGCGACGAGTATCGCAAGCCTGAGTAGCTAAATTATAATTAATATCAGCAAAACCAGTAGCTAATGCGTATCTATTATCGCAGCAGCATTGAGCCAACTGAGTACCTAAAGCGGTTAAGCCAGCATTAATGCCATTGGTATTCTGCATGTTAGCAATAGTATCGGCATGAATAGCATTTAAAATGTCATAGCCAGAAGTAGTAATAGCGTTGTTTACGCCGGAGAAACCTTGGCATAGCGCGCTTTGAACGTCAGCAAAGCCGCCCATCATGCCTGTATTCATTGCGTAGAAACCATCGCAAAGTCCCTGTTGAATGCCGCGCACGCCATTCTCAAGGCCATTCATATCAAAGCTATAGGCAATTTCACTCTGGCCGTTGCGTCCTGCGCCAAAGCCGCCGTTGCCCCATCCGCCATTAAAAGCGAATAAGAATAATAAAATAATCCACCAGCTGCCATCGCCCCACATACCGTCTCCATTACCATTAGAGCCAGTTACTGCGGCAATATCAGCTAAAGTGTAACCACAAGTGTTTGAATTGAACATAGATGTTTACCTCCATAAAATATTATTATTTTTTATTGAGGCCTAACATTTGAACAAAGTTTGGAAATTCTTTATCAAAGTCAATGCCTCGCTATTTGGCAATATTGCGAACAATTTTCTCGATATCCGCGCCTTTGCCGTTTTTTGCCAACTCGATTAAGTTGTCTCCTAAAGGGGTGCCAGACATATTATTTTCTAAAATATTTAACATTAACTGTTGTGGGTTTTGTCCTTCTTTAATAGCTTGGACCAAAAGCATAGGATTAACATTATAACTCATTTTATTTCCTCCTTTAAAAATTTAAAGCGACACCTGCTGCCGCAGGTTTACTGACCGGCTACTCTACAGGAATGAGCTGTGGCGTTGCGGTCGCCGCTAAAGATTGATGTAGCTGACTAATTACAGACTCAAATTCTTCCCTTGTAATGTATTGATTTGAAGTAAGTTCTTGCTCCTAAGGAATTTCCTTTAATTCATACATATTTAAAAGAGCTGTACCATCCATATTTATCTATTTAGTATAGATTCTTTTATTAGCCAAATCTGGGAAATAAAAGATAGAGCCGTCAAAATCTATAATACTGGCGCGCGCTTCCTCTATTGACGCGACAGGACGACCCTTAATGCCCATGTAGGCCTACATCTGCTGAACCGGCATCTGGTAAATTGGCCGATTTCCCATGTACTGCTGATAGGCAGATGCGTAAGTTGTTTGTTGCGGCTGTGCCGCTGAAGTGTTAGTGTTATTATACATTTTTATTACCTCCGGAAGTTTTTATTTATGTCTTTCCCCCTTCATACAGATATAAAAATAGCGAGTAATAAATTTTCCCAAAATCCCCAAAATTTTGGGAAAATTTTAAGGGCAAAAAAGAAAAATCGGTTTCCCAAATTTTTCGGGAAACCGCATAAAAAAAGAAAACCCCTAGTAGAATTATCTACTAGGGGTAATTTTTATTTTTGGGCTTTAACTTCAGCCTCAATTTTATTTGTGATATAAGCATTTAAATCGCCGTATATCTAAGTTAAATATTTTTTAGCGTCTTCTGTCAAGACAGCCATAATTGCATCATAGGTTTTCTAGAAAGCTTCTTGTTGGGCCTCTTTAGTAAAAGCATTTTCTTTTTTAAGTGCTTCTACATAAGTTTGTGTTGTTGCGGTTACGCAAGCGATAATTGTATCATCTAGCATAACAATATATCTTTCTAGAGTTTCATTATCTAATTTATCAGTTATTTCTTTTTCTTTGGCTTTTAAAAACTTAATTAAAAAGCCAGTTAAAATTCCAAGAATTGGAATTAAACAAAGTTGTAATAGAGCTAACCACTCCATACATTATTCCTCGCTTTCATTTGGTTTTTCATATGAAAAAATAATATTTCCTGCCCCTTTATCTATTATGTATAACTTTAATCCTGAAGGGTTTATAACATGTCCAGCTTCGTCAATATAATCACTATTACTTGTAGATATTGTTTTATGCTTTATATTAACGGTTCTATTTGTACTAGCTTCAGAATTGACTTGTCCTTCAAACTCAATCCAATCATCACCTATTAATTCTAAAGTGTCAAAATAATCATTTGTTTCGGCATTTACAACAGAATTATTATTTTTGTTTCTAAATAAAAATTTAGAAAATAAATTACTTAAATAATTAATACTAGTTTTTTCTACATTTGTTTCTGCCATAATTTTTCCCCCTTTCTTTATATTGACACAATTCTTTCTCGAATTGTGTCAATAATAATTGTTTGTGAAGCTTCAACATTTAAAAAGGTTATTAAATTAATAAAAGCGACATTAGATAAATCAATTTCGTAAGTTCCATCTTTAGATAAATAAATTAATTTATCATCATTATCATTCATATAAAAACAAAAATCCTAAATATTGGGATCGCTTTGTATTCTTAAATAAGAGGTTCCAGCAATATTTAGGCGTATTGTGCCGCTTGCGTTTTTAATAATGTCCTAATATGGTTTACAATTCATATTATTTACCTCTCATTATATTAAATTCGATCAACCGCTTTTGTAGCAGTTAAATTCATAGTTCCATTATAGGTTAAAGGCAAAGTTATTTTTGTTAAAATATACTAACCTTCTATTCCCGTATGCTCGTCATAGATATATATTCTTTTATTTGGCTATAAATAATAAATCGGTATTGTAGTGATTGAAACTGATTCAACACAATAACCATGATTATATAGCAAAGTATCTATTGCGCTTTTGGCAGATTTACCCTACGAGCTAGCATTAAACATTGTATTAATTAATAAAGATTTTTCTTGTCCTCGCCAAGCAAAAACAACCTAATTGTTATGATAAAATTTTTCATATCTCCAAAAGCGATATTGCTTTTTATCATATGGGTCTACATAAGGAACATCAGAAGAACCAACTATACCAGGTTTTAGAATTACAATATCCTCATAATCTTTTTCTAATATTTTTAACGCCCAAGCCTAGCACAATTTAAAATCTTGTAAAACATCTTTAAAGCTAGCCTAAACTTCGACTATATTTCCTATATAATCTTTCTTTTCAATATTTTCTTTATTTAAATATTTTTTATACAATATCTAAACTTCATCTAACATAGCTATTAATTTATCATTCATCAATTTTAATTCTGAATCTTGATTCTCTTTTTCGACGTTAGTGTCTAATAACTATGCCAACAGATCTTGCATTTCTAAAAGCAAATCATTATATCTGTCAAGATTTTCATTAAAATCTAATTGATTGTCACTTGACAGTATCTTATCAAACTCATTATCTTTATTGAATACTCTTGAAGAAGATTGAACAGTTAAACATTTTAATTTCATTAAATTTAGATAATATTCTATCATATCTTCATTGATATTGTTTATATCAGCTTCTAGTTCATCAATGAAATTTAAATCCAATAAAACCTTTTTATTTTCTTCATAATTTTTTTCTATATCTTCTGCCTTCGCCTAGACTTCTTCTTCAAGCTAAGGCGTCTATAACTCTTCATTAAGAATAATTTTATGAAAAACAGTTTTAGAGGTCGTAATGTCATTCATTTTTATATAATTATATCCAGTAAATTTATTTGATTCGTTTTCAGTATAGATAACTAATGGAGCATCTTTATAATAAATTGAATTAACAGTATTATCATTTTTAGCTTCTGGTCGCTATCCAATAGTCCGCACGGAGAACTAATTTAATTCTCCTTCGGAATCCAAAAAGTCAAACCAAAAATTTAAAGTTTCAGGGGCTTCATAAACAGAAGTATTCCAATGCTATCTACTGCTTTTTTCCAAATACCAATCCCCAATCATAGTATAGAATTTTAATGGCTCTAAATAGAAACACTTATTCTCAATTAAATATTTCGAGGTTTTATCATAAACCAAACCATAATATTCTTTTGTATAAAATTCATTCTAAGAAAAATATAAATCGGCATTGGCAAAAAAACTTTGAAAAGTATTTATTGTATCAACAAAACCCTTAAAGTTATTATAAAAAGATTCATTAGAACATAACTCATCGGATAAAGAAAACCATTTTTGATAGGTTAATAATTGATTTTTTTCCGCAAAAGTTAACGCGGGTGATGCCTCGGTGCTACTAATAATTAAATTAAAATTATTTACCCAGTTTTTATTATAAACCTTATATGAATCTTTACCCCAAGTTCGTGTTTCACCCAAGAAAAGAATTTTTTCAATTTCATCTTCATAATATTTTTTAACAATATAATTATAATACTCTTGATAATTTTTTATTATTTTTTTACTATTTGGCTCATAGTTCTCTGTGTTTTCTTTGGTTTCAAAGCCCTCTTGAGTTTCTTTTGGTTCTTTCTCAGAGGCATTTAATGTTACCTCTTCGTTAGATTCTAAATCATAAGTATTTGCCATAGCGCGTGCACCAGATAAAAAAGAAGATAAAAGCTAGTCATCTTCTTCTGGCATTAAAATGCGCTAAATTATCATTAAAAAATATGAAATTCTAAATTTTAAAGACTATAACATTGATGAAAACTACTATATGGAAAATAAGTCATTATATTTAATCTTTACTATTTCACCATAAGCATCAGTTAATTCTGTCTTTGAATTTTTTAAAAAGGTATTATATTCTTGTAAAAAATTACGAACATTTTCATATAATGCCTAAATTATATCATCTTCTCTATTTTCTCTGCTTATAAAACTTAAATATTGTTCACAAGCTTTAAGGACTTTTAAATCATTCAAAATTTTTTCAAGGTCTTTTTTGTGTAAAGTAGATAAGCCCCATTGTCCCTCTTCTTTAAAGGGCTTTAACCCTTCTCCAAGAGAAGCAATAATATTTTTAATTTCTATATCTATTTGTGAATCATTAATTGGCTATCCATTAGGAGACTAAGAATGTATAAACAGACCTAGAGACTAATAGTATTTTTTATCCCTATAAAAAGGCTCTTTAATTTTAATACAGTCAATTCTTTTCGCAGGCTATATTTTAGCCATATTGGTGTTATCATAAAAATTTTCAATAGAACAAAAATTATAGGGGGTTTTTGTATATAGCTCTACATCGTCATTAATATCTTCAAAATTTGTAACTTCATTAATTATATAATATTTAACCCCATCCTATGGTGTAGAATGTGACTCAATCTAGTAAATAATATTATTTTCATTTATTTTACTAAAAACTTCCATTGTATATAAAGACATAGAAGACATATTTTCTTTATATTCTTCTATGGTGTAAAAAGTACCATAAGAAGATTCTAAGATTCCTTTTTTACCAATTTTGCTAATTAAATATAATTCTTTTAAATTTTCTTCTTTTAAAAGAATATAATCAGTTTCCCAAGTCTTTTTTTCTTCTTCAGAAACCTTTTCATATTTTCCTCGCTTTGTATATAAGGTTGCAATTCTATCATCATTTTCAGTTGAAATTGTTGCTCCTAATTTTTTAATTGATAATAAATTATTATCCGAATCTTTAAAGGTATATTTTCCTTCGTTATAAGAATTTAAAATAGCTTCTTTATAATAAGGAGTAAATTCGCCATCCTCATTCATTATTTTGAAATAATATTTATTATACCCATCAATACCCTATTCACTATCGCACATGTGATATTCTTCTTTTGGGTCAGTATATTTATAATAAATTTTATCTTTTTCTTTATCGTCTTCAGTATAAGAAAATTGCTATTCATATTTAGGCGCAGGATTATATAACTCTCTCCAAAAGCCCTATAAATCTATATAATACTATTCATAGCCGGTAATGCCACCGGGACATAAAATAGGATTTTCTTTTTCAATTCTCTACTAAAAATCTTCTAAATGATTATATTTATTATAGTCTTTTGCCATTTGATATATTAGCTCACGCCAATCACAAAACTCAAAAGGAGTTCCATCTGCTAATTTAGTATTATCCACTATAATTGTTAATCGTTTATTTTCTTTATCATATTTATAATTGGTTGCTATTTCTAAAATTTTACCTAAATGATTTTGATAATAATTGTTATAGGTAGTTAATTCTAGACGAATAATCAAATTATGTTCGCAATCATTATCGTTTATTGGCAGAGAATCAAATATTTCTCCACATTTAGTGCAAACAAAATATTTTTTATAGTTACAGAAGCCTTCACTATTTCTAGAAATATAAATTTTTTTCTATTGTCCAGTAGTGTTTAAGCCATGTATCTTATTATATTCTATAAGCTCTTCATTCTAAACTTCAATTGAAGTATAAATACTCGGCCGTTTATCAATTGCATATCTCATATGAATTGGAACCTTGCCACCAACCGCGCTAGTTCGAGTTCCCCATACGCTAAAATCGTTTTTAACATTTGCAATATTTGGAGTATTATTAAAAGAAGTAATTAATTCGTTGCCTAAAAAACTATATACAAATGAATCAGCAACCGCTAGAGGAGTTGTTACTTTACCGCTTTCATCAATTGGAGACCAAGAAGTATTAATATAAGTTTCTTTTTTCTAAAAAACAAATTGGCCCTCTACATTATAAAAATACTCATAATCTACAAGCATATTTTTTATTTTATCAAGAATAGAAGTGACTGTTTCTCCAATATTTGCTATTAAATCTCCCGCAAAAGTTAATTCTGTTTCTGTATATCCCGCGACTTCTCCGTAGTTTATTTTTGCGGCGCAGCGCCATGGCTATTTTTCATCATCATCTACAAATTTAAAGACTGTAGATGGTTCATTCTTTTCTATTAATGTATTTAAAAGTGAATCATATATTGGTAATTCAGCCAAAGTACAACTCTAATTATCTCCATAGATACATAATCTATCACCTGCTGTCGTAGCTTCAGAGTATAGCTTATATTCATCTGTACTATTTCTTATTAAGTATAATGGAGTATTTCCACGATACTCCATTAAACTTAATCCATCCATATCCAAATCATTAATTATTATGTTATGATAAGGCTCTTTGCCATACACATGTACCATATCTCTAATTATATCTTTTAATAACTAAGGAATATAGGTAATAGAATTATCTTCATTTACAACTTCAAATTTTCCAAAGTCTACACTTGAAGAAAATTTACCTCCACGCTCCCCATTTAACTAACACATTTTATCCTTTCCCTAGATATTAATTGTAAAGGCTGTAGCAGATAAAGCTGTGCTAAAAGATGTTATTAAATAAATACCCTAATTAAACCAAATTATTTCTGGATAATTTTCATCAATGGTATTTTTAAGCCCTATTTCTAATTTAAATTTTGTATTTAAAGACCATAAATAATTTGAAATATTTATGTTATCAGTAACAAGGGATAAGGAACAGGTTCTTCTTACGGCAGAATTACCATCAATGTTTACACTACCGCTTGTAACCCTACCCTCAATAGATTCTATTGGAGATTCATTAAACTATAATGCTGTTACTTTTGCATATACAACTCTATTATGCTATACATCTAATTTAGATAAAAAGTCTTTGCTGTATTGCATAAAATCTCTCCTTTGTCTCAATTATTTGATTGATAGTGGTATTGTGTTAGCGAATAAAATAAATCCAATACAATTCCACTGCCAATATCTTTAATTTCTTTTATTTGCTCTATATCTTTAAGTTCAATTTCAGAAGTATATTTTGGTATATTAATTTCTGCTTCTGGATTTTTCATATCTTCTATATTATTAAAAAGATTATAGACAATATCTCTTCCATCTAAATAAATTACCCTAAAGGAAAAATCCTTTTCCGTTAACCAAGTATTTAAATTATCAGGGCTAACAAAATAGTAAGGTAAATTATCTAAATGTAAAATACTTTTGCTACCCTTTTTTTCTATGGCGGATGTAGCAATATCTGGTAATATAACAGTACTATTATCTTCAGAATCTCTTAAATACTAAGATAATAAAACGCTATGTTTAGGATAAGGAAAATCATTCATAAATACAAAATCTTTACATCTGGCCTTACAATATTTTAATTCTTTACAATAGTCATGAATTTTTAAGGCAGAACCATCCTAAGCCATACCATCTTTAAAATTATCGCCCAAAATACCAAAAGACAATGAAGGATTTTCATCATCTGACGAAGAAATTGTATATTGCTCTAAAATCTCTTTACCAACCACCTCAGATAAATACCAAGTTTTTGAAGTCTCTGAATCAGTTATTTCAAATGGATAATCTCTTTTTTTGGAATAAACCTATGAAATTATTCCGGTGGCTAGAATATTCTCTGGTTTTATTGAAACAATTGGATCGTCTGGCAATACCTTTAAAGAATAAAAACCACTATTGCCTATGGTAATGGTAGTAGTATATCCACTACGAAACTTAATTATAAAACTGGAGTTGGTTGAGGCCTCACTTATAGTTAATTCTAAAACCTCTCCTTCTGCTAACTCCACAATTGTTTGATAATCTTTTAAATTTTTTGATTCTGATTTATATAATTTTTCAATAATATCCTAAGTTCGTGCAATAAAACCAAAAGATACTAAATTTTCATATGAGTATTCTGCTATCTCATAGGCGGTTGAACTAAAGGTATGTAACATTCTGCCTAAAGTATCATTTGGAGACAATGAAGTATTTAATAACCTAACAATATAATTGCCTTCTGTAGGTGATTTAAATAATTTTGGTTTACCATTGGTAAGCCAATTAAGTACTTCCAGTTTAAAATTTCTTTCATTAGCTATATTTTCTCCTGTCAAATTGGTTGAAAAACTTGATTTTTCATTTTCAGACAAATTTTGTGAATTTAATCTAAAGTCTTCAGGAATATTATTGCCTCCTCTAAAAGAGTAGTCATTATCCATTAAAACAGATATTAAACCAGATATTGGAAATTCTTTATAGCAAGTGCGGCCATTTCTAAAAATAAATGGGTATCTGCCGCCAATTGTATCTAATTTACTTTCTAAAAGAGTATTTTTAAAGGAAGAAACTTTTGGATTAAATTGTATTCTCAATAGTTTTTCTCCATCAAATAAAAAAGAATCTTCAAAATCGCAAGTAACTTGATTTGATTCACAAAGCTCAGTATTAATATCTCTATAATATTGTAGAATTGCATATTTATAAGAAACTCCCTATTCTACAGTGCGATCTAAATAAATTAATTTTTTATTTGCGTTTAAATCAAAATCTAGAGTTAATTCTTCTATTTTTTCCCAAAAATCAGTTCCGTCTTTTTTTCGATACAATTTATAATAACCCTTTATTGTTCTATTATTGTTACTAGAGATAAAAATTCCTATTGAACCATTGTCTAAACTATTTTGCGCTTCTAAGGTAAATTCTCCTGATAATTTTTTAACAGCATTAGGCTTTATAAAATAAGCCGGTGATGAAATTATCAAATCATTATTAGTCTAAACCGTATAAACAATCTAATAGTATTTAGTCTAATTTAGCGCTTTTTGAATAGTAAAAACATCGGATGAACTATTTTCATTAAAATCATTAATAGAGTTATGCAACTGCCAATCAGAAGAATCTATCAATTCTCCACCTTGGTATAAATCAAATTTATATTTATAAACCTTTTCACTTGCATCATGACAAGAGTATTGCCCGGTAAAATTAGAACCAGTATAATTAATAGTATCTTCGTTTAAAGAATCAATTAATACACTTGGCTATTGAGTATATTTAAAAATACCAACAGTTGAATAATTACTGTTATCACTTGAATTAAAAGCCAGCTAAACCTTATAGTACTGCCATAAGGTTTCACCTACCGAGCTAGTGGTAGTTAATAAATTCTTTGTATTGCCACCCTCTGGTGTAATATCAAATATAGCTAAATAAATATCTTTAGCGTATAAAGATTTAAAGTTTTCTGTTTTATAAGTTGTAATAACTTTTCCACTAACAATATTTTTTATTCGAGCAAAAACAGTATGTATTTCATTAATTCCAACCGCTCTATTTAGCTCATATGGAATTTTAAGAGTATTTCCAAACTATGAACCAATTTTTCCTTCTATATAAGGAGGATACAATGATACATTAGCCATTAAATATTACCTCCTTCTATGTATTTTGTAAGAATAATTTTTTGTTGTGTATAATCACCTTTTGGAACTAACACATAAACCTAAGAATTGTTTTTATAAGTTTTATTTTCTCCAAAAGCCTCAAAAGACAAATTACCATATTGAACGCGATAACATCCAAATTCGCGTTTTGAATTATCAATAATGGTACAAAGAATTGTCTCATCAAACTTTATTTCAGAAAGTCTTTGCTTTACTATTGTGTCAATAGCTTCACAAATTATTTCATTGTAATCTGTCAATGTTATCACTCTCCTTTTACTCTATCTATATTTTTTGAAAAATTAGCTTTATATATTATTTAATTTTGGCCTAATAAAAGAAAAAATAGGACGAGAAATATCTCGTCCTATTTTTATTAATATTTACGATTTGCATACTAAGAGGCGCGATTAAGTAGAGAATCAAACGCTTCTTCAATTTCTGTGCGGTTCGTTGCATTGGGGAATTCTGCGTGTATTGTAACTTCTTGTTCTAGTGTTTGTGTTGTAGGTGCAACTACGCCTGAAGCAATATTTGCAAAATTCATTGATTGTGATAGAGCTTGTAAATCAATTATCGCGACAATATCTCTTAAAATATTTATTGCAGATAAGAAATTTTCTGTATCGTGTGCATTAAGAACAATTTCTTTTTGATGTAGCATAGCAATACGGCCTGAAGAATCCCATTCTCCAGTATAGCCACCAGTATCTAAACCTATTGGTTTAGGATTTAACCACCAGGAAGGTACCCACTATGTAATCAATTCACCGGTAAGATCTGTATACCAGGATTTGTTTGCTACTTTAAAATATATATTTCCCTTACTATCTTTTAAACTTTTCCACTTTTTACCACTACTATCCTTTTCTAACTAATATTGCTGACCTTGAGTATACACTGTACGTTTACCAGCACCATATTGTCCTTCTATTTGGGTTCCTGTACTATTTGTATAATAAGTACGCATTTTTCCACTGTTATCTGAATATGTATTAACGTCTATAGTAAATTTATTTGTATTAAGTTGAACTTCCAAAGGCGTCAATGCATTTTCCCCTTCTGTTTTTGTCATGAGGTCAAGAAGATTTGAAGAATCTCTTTGTACCTTATAATATTCATGTATTTTAGCCCTATCAAAAGTATCTTTATTACTCATTAAATATAATTCCTATTGGCCTGAAGAATTTTTGCTGGAAACTAATTTTAAATTTTTTAAATCATCAAAACCAAAGTTTACGGTTTGCGGGTTATCTCTACCTTTTGTAGTCGAAACATATCCATAACCCTTTACACCAGCCCTTGACAAAGCTGCTGCGTCCATATGACTAACATACTCCTTCTAAATTGCTTTTGGGTTTTCTTTGGTAGAATATTCAAAAGTGTAGTGCTATTTTGCTGAATCCCAATTCAACTTACTTGTGGCCAATTGACTAACATCAATTTCTTTACCAGCCTACTTTATTTTAGAGCTGCTAATTTCATGTTTGTCGTATGTGTCATATTTAACTATTTTATCACCATCGCCGCCATCGCCGCCATCGCCGCCATTAATGCCGCCTCCATTGCCATCGCCACTAGTTCCTCCAGTATCTTCATTTGAACCCGCTGGATTATCTATTGGTTCGGCTAAAATTCGTTTCATTTCATTAATTTTATCAATTAAAACTTGAACCTATTCTTTATATTTATCCATGTGTCCTTCAAAAGTAGATAACCACTAGCCGGCACTATTTGCCAGGGTTTCAAAAGAACTTGCGCCAGTTGCAGCCATATCAGTTAGGGCTGATTTCGCTGTCTCTGCAGAGGATTTAGCCTAATCCATTGCTTTACTAGCAGCATCAGCAAATTCTTGAGTAGATACTCCTGCGGCTTTATTAATTTTATCTAACTCTTTTTGCCAATTATCCCAAGCACTTTCTAAATTTTCTAACATTTGATTAGTCTATTCTTCAAAGGTCTATTGGGCCTCATGCAAAGAATTATATCCTGTTTTCTAAGCATAAACCGTTTCATTCCAATCATTAACCCAATTTTCATTTTCAGAAATTTTATATCCAGTGCTTTCAGAATATGTTAACCAATCATTTTCATATAAATAAGTTGCATCATCACAAGCGATACCTAACTAATCGGTCCAAAACTAATACATTCTTTTATAATGTTGAACTGTTTCTTGAACCCTCAATTGACGTTCTTCTTCAGTTATCGTAGTATCCTAATATAATTCAGCAATTGTATCTTTAAATGTTTGAGAAACATTTAACAATTGTTCTTGTGTTGAATTAATATAATTCTAAGTGGCCTATTGGTATGCAAATAATTTATCTTCATATGACTATTCTGCGGCTCCAACGGCATCCTAATTAGCGGTATAAACATAATTCCAATTTCCTTCACTATCGCGCTACATACGAACTTGATTTTTTGCATTTTGAGCTTCTTCAAGTGCTATTTCAGCTAATCTTAAATCATATTTTTTCTATAGCGTATCAATTTCATATTGTGTCATTTCGTTATTTGATTCTTGAAGAATATTAATTTCTTCTTGTAAATCTCTTAATTTATTTTTTGCCCCTATGTTATCCGTATTATCAATAGATTTCTATAAATTTCTATTCATTTTTGATAGGTTATAAATTTTTTCATAGTCATCTAAATATAAATCATTAATTTCTTTGGCCATATTAAAAGATTCACTTAAGGCGTCAAAGCTACCATATGCACCAGTCATAGCATCTTCATAAGTATTAACTATGTCTTCGACAGAAGCAGCGAATGCGTCAGCCGCAGCCTATAAAGATTCTTCCCAAGATGACATCATATTTGCCTGAGCTTCTCTTACAGATTCACCAATTTGGTCCATTGTATCTTTCCAGTCTTTTGCGGTTTCATCATTACCTTCTTCAATAGCCTTTAGATATTCGGCTTCAGCAGCTTCATACTCTAACTTTCTAGTTTCATAAATTGTTCTAGAAGCTTCTAAAGAGGTTTTAGACAAGTCCACTGTAGTTTGTCTCATTTTGGCTAATACTTCAGTACTAATGCCTAAATTATTTTTACCGACTAATTCAATAATACTCTAATAACTAGAAACCATTTCTTTTTGAGCGTCAATAATAGATACAGATTTATCCATTTCTTCATTTAAATCTTCAAAAGCGGTAATAACACTTTCATTGATTTGTTCTCTTAAATCTTGCATGGTTTCCATGGTTTCCATTAAGCCATCACGATATTCACTTAAGGCATCAATCTAATCTTGAGTTGCCTCTTTGCCTTCTAGTATACCAGCTAATAAATTTGGGTTAGACTAAATTGCTAAGATCTCTTCTTCTGTAAAACCTATATCTTTTAATACATCATTAATACCCTTAGAATAAGTTTCAAAATCATTTACTGTAGCATCCATTGAAGTAGATAATAAAGCAATTTTTTTTGCAGCATCTGTTGCATTATCTTCTAAAAAGTTCATTTGATATTCAATACTTTGACGACTGTCTTCACTTAATTCAATATTTAATTCTACTTGATACTAAATTTTTTCTAAACGTAAATCTGCCATTTCATTTTTAAAACTTTGAATTTCATTTAAATGATCTTCTCTTAATTCATTTGTTTCTTCATACTAGTCTAGAGTTTCCTTAAAAGCTTCAAACTAATCATTGGCTTCATCATCCATGGCAGAAGAGTTATATGAGTTAACCCATTTTTCTACAAGCTCGTCATAATTAACTATATTACCAGTATTGTTATCAATAATTGCGCCATAATCTAGCATTGTCTATTTTTCAAGCTAATAATTTGCTTCAATTTCTTTCTAATACTACTCCTATGCTTTTAGTAAATCTTCATATCTAGCTATTTCCTAATCCATTAAAGCTAATTTTTTTCCGCCAAATGCGCGTTCTTTCTCTTCACTTAGTCTATCTAAAGATCTATTAATACTATCTATAGATTTTTTAATTTCATGATAGCGTTCTATTTCTTCTTTGATATCTTTTTTATTATCTTCTCTTTCATTACGAGCTTCTTCCATTTGTGTGGTATCAATAGAATTTGCAGTGGTTGAGCGAGTAACCGTAGCTTTTGTGCCTCCAGATTTTTCTGTAACTTTAACTCCACCAATTTCAGAATCATCGCCATTTATAATGGGCACTTTTAATGTTTCCTAAGATTCAATAACTTTTTGTTCTTTAGTACTTGTATCTATGTTTCCATTGCCATCTGTTTTATAAGTGGTCTAAACAACTCTAGAAGTTGCGCCAGGTACTTCTTTCCAGCCGGTAATTTCCATTTCGTACCCTTTCATGCGCATCATTTTTTGTAATTCTTCATAAGTTACCTGGCCAGTATCTAACATTTCTTGCATGGAATCTAAAGCATCATCACTTAAAGTGGAACCTTCACCTATTTCTAAAGAGGTGTCTAAATTATCTAATTCATCAAGAACACCCAATAATGTTTGTTTAATTTCGTCGTGACTAAAACCTGCTTCTCCATTAAATGTTGTACGATAATCTAAATTTAGAACAAAATCTTCAGCCATTTTATCTTGAAGTTCACCAAGAACTTCAACATTGCCATTAGCCATTTCCTCGATCAAAGACATATTTTCTTCAATAAAATCTGTGCTTGGAGCATATCCAAAAGCTTCTTCTAGTGAGGATTTTATTGTACCAATAGCTTCGGCATATTCTAAGGTATCTCTATTACCTTTTTTAATTACTTTATTAACTTTATCCCAATTAGAAGCTAAAGACCCTAAACCCTTACTTACTTTGGCATTATTTAAAGCTATCTGTTTAGAAAGTATTGAGCCTTTTTCTAAAGCAGTATTATTATCTGCAAAAATATCAGCATATGTGTTAAAAGTATTTTCGTCAATATCTAGGGCGGCTGCCTCATTTAAAATTGCCTAATTTTCTGCTTCTTTTTTAATTCGCTCTAATTCTTCTTTGGCTTCGTCCAAATTATCAACTGCAGCAAAATCAATTCCAACAAATAAGGTTTTTTCTTCGTCTGATAAAGTATCATACCAATCCTAAACTTCAGATAACTACATTGCACCATTTTGTTTTAGGTCAGAAGCAATTTTACCATCTTCAGCAAATAAAGATACTCCATATTCTAAATTTTTAGTCTACTCATTCTTAAGCAACATTTCTTCCGCTTGTTCTTGAGTAACTTCATATTCTTTCATTAAGGTGTCAAGAATTTTTTGTCTATTTGCCTTATATTCTTCCATAGACATATTCTCAAAATTTATACCAGCATTAGCCAAAGACTAATTTACTTTATTTGCTTTTTCACTTTCGCCTGCTGCCCAATCTTTTGTGGCGGCGTTACCTATTTCTGCCTAAGCTGCTTCAACATCAACAATATTTTCACTTAATTCAGCATAATTTTCTGCAACGCGCTTATATACTGTAGTATTATCCAATCCCTAAGATTCTAGGGCTTCCAAAGCTTCGCCCATACCTTCATAAGTAGCAAGTAAATCTTTTGGCGTTTTTGTTTTAAAAACAATAACATTGCCGTGCATAGAGGTACCAGGCACTTTATCTAAAATAACATCTTTGGCTATTGAATTATTTTTTGTCCAATTAATACCTCCACGAATTTCAAGGTTTCCTCCAACGAATTTACCCTAATTACGATTACCATCACCAGCAGTCATAACCGCCAAACGTGTACTATCTTGTGCTAATTTTTCATTTTCTTCTAGCTCGGCTTCAGCAACTTTAACATCATTTTCTTTTTGAAGTTCTTCAAATTTTGAAATATCGCCGGTCTTTTTAAAATATTCATAAGCCGCTTCTAGTTCGCCAACATTTAAATCAATATCTACCGCTTTTTCTAATTCTTTGTACTTATCAATTAGATTTGGAATAGCTTCTTCCATTTGTTTCATTGTGTCATAAGCACTTTCGCCAGTAGCTATTAAATCTTTATATTCTGTTGTTAAATTTTTAACCTCTTCTGCTGCTTCTTGTGTTTCGTCAATTTTCTCAATGTTTTGTTTTGATTCTTCAATAGAATCTGAAAGCTCCTCTTTTTCTGCTTCTTGTTTTCCGCCACTTACTCCACTAAAAAGACTGACACCAATTATTGTTGCCACAGCGGCCGCAGAAATTGCTGCGGTAATCCATCCCTTGGGGCCTTGACCAGCCTATTTAGCAATACCTGTTCCTGCTGTTGCAATGTGTGCGGCCTATTTAGTTCCTTCAGTTGCCACTGTATTAGTTGCGTCTGCCTAGTCTACACCCATACCAATAACTTTTGCAGCATTTTCTTTTGTTTCTGCATTAGTTACATCATCTGTTGCCTTTTTTTCTAATTTTTTCTAAGCTATTTTAGCAATTATTGTAGTTGTTAATTGCGTTATAGTTCCTACTACTTCAGTAGTATTTCTTATTACTCCAAGTAATGCAGGTCCCGCAGTAAGTAATGTACTTACCCAATCCTACCAAGTTGCTTTTCCGCTTAAAACCTTAGAAGTTAAATTAGAAATTGAATTAGTAAGAAGTGTATAATTAGATACAACTCCCAAAACATTACTACCTAGACCCGCCAACGTATCTGTCCAGCGCTCTTGTTCTTTACCACCATTTTTAATTTTATCTTCTAATTCTTCATAACTTTCGCCTAACTTTTCATTCTCATCATTAACTTTTGCCTATTCGTCGCCCAATTCTTCATTTTTTTCAATAACTTCATCGATTGAATCACTCATTTCGTTTAGGGCTTTATTGTATTTTTTATTATTTTTTAAAGCCTTTTTATCAGTTCTTTCATTCTTTTTCTTCTACCTAGCTTCTTTAGTTAAATTTTTTAAATATGATTTTAAAGTAATTCCTCGTTTTGTATAATCCTATTGTAATTTTTTAAGCTATTCGCGTTCCGTTTTATTTAATTTCTGCCCTTTCTTTTTTAATTCCTCTAGTTTCTATAAATCTTTAATCGCTTGTTTATGCTCTCCGGCAGTTTTTTCTCCAACCTTATTATCTTCTCCTAATTTATCCAAAGCTCCAACAGCCATATTAGCCTAGGCATTAATATCGGTTCTATTTTCAGTATTAAGATTAAGGTTTTCTAAGGTATTCAATCCAGCCATATTCTAATCGCTCATACCCAACAAAGCATCTGTTTTAGTATTTTCATTAGCTACGTCTGCGCTTTCGCCAATAAATTCTTTATATTTAGCAATTTTCTCTAAAAGCTGGTTTAAAGTAATTTCTCCATCTTTTCCAAATTCTATAATACTATTTTTTAAATCATTAATAGTGGCTTGTGCGGCTTCATCTTCTACATCGACACCTAATTCTACTGCTATGTCCTAAGAAGCATCTAATTTTTCTAACATTTGATTTGCTAAACCACTTTTATCTTTTTTTGACATGTCTTCTTCTTGTCCAACAGCGCCTTTGGCTATACTTTCAAGCTAAGAGGTATCTCGTTTCATTGCGCCAACTGCCTAAGACCTAGAAACAATATAAGAGGAATCAATTTCACTTTGTCCTTCGTCTAACTAGCTACTTTCTATTGTCTAACCCTATAATTTTTCACCTAATCCAGTAAAATACTCTGAGCGAGAGGCATGTTTTGCATTATTTAAAGTAGTTTTTAAATTTTCATCCATGTCTGCGCCATGATTCTTGGTAAAAGCCTTTAAATCTTTCTGAAAGTTTTCGGGGTTAAACGTCTAACCCTCTAATTTTTCGCCTAGTTTAGTAAAATATTCTGGACGTGAAGCTTTTTTTGCATTTTGCAAGGTTTTTAATAATTCTTCATCTATGTCATTTTTATATTCATTAATAAAAGAATCAATTTCATTACGAAATTTTTCTGTATCAACTTTTGAGCCTTCTGTGGTACCCAATTCAATAGCTTGGTCCTAAAGGCCCTTAAGCTTATTATCAAAATTACCTAAGCTAATAGATTTATCTGTAATTTTCTATAAATCTTCATTAGCCTATTTGGTATTGTTAGCATTGGTTACTTGGTCACTTTTAATTTTTAAATTATCTTTTAAAACATCAGCTTCCTAAATAAGCGAATCAACACGCTTTTCCCCTTCCTATACCTCTTTAGCCGTTACATCTAATGTCTATAATTTCCATCTATAAATTTCTTTTTGAGCTTCAGATAATCTCTAGCTATTTTCAAGTAAAGCAATTTCTACTTTGGCAGAAGCCCTACTCATTTCACCAGATATCATGCCGCCTCTTTCCTGAGTTTTCATCTCGGCCCTTAGATTTATAGCTTCTTCTTTGGCCTTGTCCATTCTATCAGATTTAAACTGTCCTTGGGTAAATAGATTTTTTGTAGCACTACCTAAATCTTTAACTGAATTTACCGCGCCCTAAAGAAAAGTTGCAATTTTTGGCTAATACATTTTAGATAAAGTATTAGCTACGGCCAAAAGAATTGGTGTTAATCCTCCAAAAGAATCTATGATTTTTGAAACAAAATCAAAAACCTTTGTTAAACCATTATAAAAATTTTTTATACTTTTTTCTGGCAATAAAGAAGATTTTATACCCTCTGCCGCAGCCTATGAACGTTTTTTGGCTGCTTCAATTCCTTGTTCATATATTCTATTTTGCTTTTCTAATTCTTTGTTGGAATCTTTAATGGTCTATAAATTATTTTCCATTACATTCCAATTATCCATTAAAGCCATAAACTAGGTATATTGTCTAACGCCCGCGACACCCTAAGCCAAAGCAACTTTCTAATCTTTAGATAAGGTTTGCCATCTTGCACCTGTTTCATTTAAAATAGCATCCATATCTTTTAATTCACCGTTGGCATCTTTAATATTAATGCCAACTTTCATTAAGGTCTATGAATACTTGCCCAAATCAGTTCCATCCTCTAAAGTCTTTCCAAACTTTAAATCTTCCATTCTAGAAAAGATTGTTTTCAAAGCTGTACCAACAACTTCTTCACTCTAACGAGTTTCTGCTGTAATGGTTGCTAAGGCTGCAGCAGCATAATCATAGCTTAAACCAATAGTATCCGCAACTGCGGCAAATTTTTCAAGTCCACCAGCAATTTCATCTGCACTAGAAGCCGTAGCTGCACCGAGAGCAACAAGGGCGTCTGCATAGCTTTCAAGTGAGCGACTACCATTATCAAAATTATTCCAAATTGCAGTCATCCATTCAGAAACTTGCTCTGCGCTTTCTCCTGTTACATTAGCTAATTTAATAGTTGTATCGGTACGCTTCTTTACTTCTGCATTACTTAAACCTTGCTAGAAATAAATTAAAGATGCATCCGCATAGGCCTTTGTTGTAGTAGATAGGGCTTTTGCAGAGGCATTTGCTTGTTTAGCAAAACTTGCCATAGCCTAATCATTTTTTTTAGTAACTATCTAAATTTGATTAAGAGATGAATTTAAATTTTCTACATAGCTTATTGTATCTGTAATAGAACTTTGTATACTCTACACTAAAATATTAGAAATTTTCCAACGAGCAGTAGCCATAAACTAATCAGTTAATTTTTTCATGGAAGCCGATAAAGAAAATAGTTTAGTGTCTGCGCTAACTATAGAACTTGTTAAATCATTAAACGCCTTCTATCCTTCCGGACCCATAGATTGCAAATCTCTGGCCACGCTTTTAATTGACATTTTACTCTAATCAAGCTAAGTTAGAAATTTTCTTAAATTTAATTTACCAGTATCAACATTAAAAGAATTATTTAAAACCTATTTTAATTTCATGGCACTTTCTTGAGCCTATTTCATTTGAGAAACAATTCCTAAATCTGAGGCACTAGTTGTTTTTTCTGAAATTAAACTATCTAATGTTTCCTATAAACTTTTCATATCTTTCTTAGCTTGCTAAACATTAGTTTTAAATTCTAAAGTAAAAGTCATCGTCTAATTATTACTCATTTATTTTATCTCCTTTCTCTCTTTTTAGTTGTATTAAATCCCCTTGATTTATTAATAAATCAAGGGGATTTTCTTTTTCATTATATTTAAAAAAATAAATTGTTGGATTAGCCATTAAGGTCCAAAAGAGAAAATAGTGATTGTATCGTGGGGTTTTGATCAAAATTTTTAATAAGATCATTTAGCGCAGTAACATCCATTTCGGGTACATCCTTAATTTCTCTCAAACCTTCAATTAATCCGAAAGCACTATTTTGATATTCATAAATTGCCTTTAAGGTATCTGTAACTCCATTAAAAAGAATATTTAATTCTTCTTGAGGGATTTCTTTTAAAACACTACTAATGATATCTGAAGAATATAATAAATCATATAATTTTCCATAATCTTCTTTCTGTTTTTCGGTAAAAGAAATATTAGTATATTCAAAAATTATATACAATTCTGTTAAAACGCGCACTTTAATTGGATTAAAAAAATGATAATCCTCTTGGCGAGCTTCATTTATAATTTTTCCTATAAGCTTTAATTTATTCTAAATGGAAAGATACTATTTAATCTCTATAGTTTCTTCATTTATCAAACAGGTTTTAATTTCTTCATTAAGCTTACACTTTAATTTATTAAAAGTAACTTTTGCCATGTTTTATTTCTCCTTTTTCTCTCGCTAAATGCGATTTTTTCTTTATTATATCAAAAAATTTTTATTTTGTCAAAAATTTTTTTTCATTATTTCTGACATTTTATTAAATCTTACACTAACAGAAATTTTCTTTTTATGCACCTCTGCTAAAAGATTGGAAATTCTTTCATTTGCTTTCTAAGGACTTTTAGTTTCTGAGTTGCCTTCTTCAGCATCTAGCCACGTATTATCCCAAACTGTATTAGAATCTAAATTCTCTACATTGACAGAAGATAAAGAGTTAGAAGAAAGAATTTCATTAAAAATATCTCCAATAGTAATTACTCTAATATTACCTTTTTTACTTTTGTCATTAATAATCATAATATTAGCTCGATTAAGGGCTGTTAAATTATTATTTTCACGCCTATATCCTCCTCCTGTCATCGCCAAGAAAAAAGCCATTGCTTTCATCTATTCGTTAGCCTATGTAATTACTCCGCTTGGAGAAGTACTTGCTGTTTGATTCAAATAGTTGTTTAAAAATCTAGCTCTATTACTAAGTAGATATAAAAAATTAGTACCCGTTACTAAATTAATGCTTTGATTTATAGCGGGGTTAAGATTGTTAAAATCATAGTTTTTAACAGATGCATTTAATATTGTATTATCTAAACCTATTCTAACATCAACTTTTCCCTGAGGATTATTTGTAGTTTCCCAAGTCATTGTTTCATCTTTGTATTTATATTTTGAACCACTCATTATTTTTGAAACGTCTAAACCTTTCATAAACTATTTTTGCTAAAACACATTTTGACCAGGTAAATTACCAACTAGTTCAGACATTACTTCTTTAGTTCCTTCCTTAACCTTTGCGGCACAGACTTTTCCTACTCCTGTAACAAAACTTTCTGCTAACATTCCTTCTACCACAGAAACAGAGGAACGAGCAAAAATTTCTTTTGCTAATTTTTTAAGATTTTTCATAAAATTTTCATCGGGATTATAATATCCTCTAGCTCTATCGCCAATTGCGCTTTTTATATTTTTTAATCTAGTATTTAAATTCTCAATAGTTTCAACCGATTCTATATTTGCTAACTATTCAATAGCTGTTTGCATAATTTTTAAACGATTTAAGAAAGGTTTAATTTCTATTTTACCTTCTTTTCCTATAGTAATTTTTCGAAGTGTCTCTAAGGTACGTTTATTTTCATCAGAAAAGCCTTCCATCAACTTACTATAATCAATTTTTTTAGTTAATATTTTTTTTCGCCCTTGCTCAGTTAAAGTTAAATTGTTTAAATCAACATCTTCTATGGTAAAATCTCGAACCAAATCTGCCATATATTTTTTTATAGTTTCCTATATGGCATTAAATTCTTTTTGATCGTAGTTTAATGAGCTATTATCATTTTGCATATAATATTTAAGCTAATTTTCCAAAGACTAAAGATTTAACTATTTTTTCAATGATTGCGCTTGAGTTAAAGCTGTTTCTTTAGCCTATGCGACTTCTTTTTCTAACGAATATCCTACTCGTTCCTCACTTGTACGCTCTTTTCCTTTTGTAATTGCTCTTGCTAAACCAAATCTTTTATAATTTTCATATTTGGCGTGAATATATTCGCCAATTCGATCACCTGGTTTATATCCCATTTACTTTTTTACCTCCAATAAAAACAAAAAAGAGGAAGAGAATATTCAATTCTCTTCCTCTTTTTATTATAGTATTATAGTATCTTTATTCTCGTGTGAAACCATATCATTATTAAAAATTAAAGAATCATTTGTATAATCTACATAATCACTCTCTATTTCAATATTCATAGCTTCAACGCTATAACTCCTTCAAGCTTCAGGAGTTACAATAGTGGCATCGGTGCTAATACGATAAGACTCGTCTTTATCTTTTTCAGTAATAATCTGAATAGCAGATAAAACCTTCTTTTTCTTGTCAAAACGAGTGTAGTCGGGGAAAGCATCCATGGTGAAAGTAAAGGTAGAAGGATCACCAGAAGAAGCCATTGTAAAGGTAAAGTTAGACTGAACTTTGCAGTTTGGAATTATAAACTCAGCGGGCATATCAACACCATTGGTGTCACGGAACAGAGTAGAAGCCTCTAGATAGAAGTTACCGCCGAACTTATCAGGAGTAATTTCAATCTGCTGAGCACCGGAATTACGCTCTACATAATAATCAACCAAAACAATATCATCCTTTGCGGGTTTATTACTGTCTTGAGTATAAGCGGTTTTACCATCAACAGCAAATTGAGCTGCTTCAATAGCCCATTTTCCACTCTTCTCATCTAGCTCACCCTTAACAAAGATATAAGGTTCGGTGGTAACATTACCATTGTCTAATTTCATAACATAAATTAAATGTTCGTTATCCTTTTGATAAGGCTCATGAGAAACCAAAATCTTACCTTCGGCATTAACTTCAATTGTTTCAGTTACGTGCTGAATTACAGCTTTTTCTGTTGCATCAATAACATCAGCGCCAGTTAAAATAGCTAAACCTACAGTAGAGATTAATGCGTCTTCCATGGTAAAAGTAACAGTACGCTCGCCTTCCCAAGCAACTAAACGAGAGTTACCACGACCACCCTGTGCGTAAACAGTGGTAGCGGCACCTTCCATAGTGGAAGTTTTTAGGCTATCAAAATAAATGACAGGCTCATCTTTATAGAAAACCTTATTACCAACATTCATTTTAGCCTTAGCCTTTAATACGACATCACAAATTTCGCGAATACCATATTTCATAGTATATTTTCCTCCTTGAAATTTTATTTTTAATGAATATTTTTCATCCAATTATCTATTGGTTTATCACCAGAAGCTCCAGCCATTCTAGACCTTATATCAATGTCCCAATTTATATATAAAGAATATCTTTCCATCAAATCCTAAATTTGATAAATTGTTAAATTAAGACATTGTTCTAAAGACATAGAACCTAAACCAACAGTTAATACAGATAAATGCTAAGCAAATGCACTCACATCTTCACCCTCGGCAGCCTTCTAGGCGGCCACTCTCTGACGCGCGCGCATAAGCTTATCAGCAATTATTTGAGCTGCTTTATTTCCCGGGTTAAAATCGCTATGGTCTGAAGCAGACAAACAACAAATTTTTGAAATAATACTTTGTAAAAAATCAAAATTTTTATCATCTATCATTTTTGACTCTTCATCTTTTTTAATTATTAAAGAACGCGGAGTAAAAAATATCTGATGTCCAGGAAATAAAACCTATAAAACGGCAATGACATTGGCCTTTTTATCCTAAGCGGCAACATCGTTCATTACCATCATAAATATTTGAAAATTAGTAACCTATTCTAGAACTCTTTCGTCCTAAGAGAACATTCTTTTATTAAGGCATAAACACTAAATACCAATAAAAAAATCTTGTTCACCCAAAAAAGCAATTTCTTTGATGGTAGGCTAATGTATAACTAATTCACACTCTGGAACTGGAATATCAATTCCTGCCATTAATGCTAAACGATAATCCATTATTTGTTAAAAATAGCGTCAAAATTTTTTTCAATATCTAATTGCTATTCGGGATTAGGTGCAAACTTTTTATCTTCTTCCCCATGAATTGCACTATACATTAAAGATAGTCCTGCAAATTCATCGTTTAAAATAATTTGATTTGCTCCTAAAAATTCTAATTTTCCAATTCCAGTTAATCGCTAACCATTTAACATAGAGTCAATTTCGGCCGCAATTCTATAGGGTCTAAGCTAAAAATCCTGTAGCTGCCATTGGTCAAAATGACAAACAATATCAAAAGATATAATATTATCTCTAAACTCTGGATTAGTAGCATTAGGAGTAAAATTATCAAAACTAATAATAATATAATTTAAAACAGAACCATCGATTGATAATTTAGGTACTATTTTAATATTTTTTCCAATAAGCTCAAATTTCTAATCTTCAGTAAGCTTTACTTCTTTTAAAGCATTTTTTGTAGTATGGAATAATAATTTTTGTAACCTATCATTTTTTAATAATAAATTAGTAATTAATTCCATATCTTTTTCTGTTGATAAAAAACTTGACCTTGTAAATTGATAATTCTCAATTTTCATACGCCTTTTTCTCCTTTATATTAAAACAAAGATTCAACTACTATTTTCTTTGTAGAATTTCCAAAAGAAATAGTAAAATCTTTACCACTGTAAGAAGCAGTCCACTTTAAAGTAATTTCCTTCTCTTTAGCACTAGCTTCTATTGGCAAATCTGCTGGAAGGTGCCATTTATCATTTTCAGTACCAGTATATATATAGGTATAAGAACGTTTGGGCTTAATAAAATTAGAACCCTCAATTAAACTCGTATCTGGTTCAATTGGAGTAACTTCTAATTTATCACCTACAATGCCATTATCATCTTCAGATTCATTGGCATAATATTCTATGGCAGTTATTTCTAATACCCCAGGCATACTTATTGTATCAGTGGCTGTAATTCTCCAACAAATCTAATTTGTAACTTCATCCACATTAGAAAGATAAAATTTACTATATCTTTTAAAATACTTTAATGATTCTTCTGTCTTTGGCATTAAAATATTTAAAGTATGATTAGGATTATCAACACTAATTCCATTCTTTTGAATAAAATTAATTTTTGTTTCTACTGGACCACGAATAGCAATCCAACTACCATGAATCTTTCCTAAATCATCTTTCCAACGCACATAATAATTACATTTTCTTATATCCCCTTTAAAATAAGCTAATTCAGTTAAATCTTGTAAATAAATTAGCCAATAGGATGGAACTATTTTGGTTCCCTATTTACCATACCAGATAAATACATCCCCTGGTTTATAATTATTATTATAATCAGTAGAAAGAATTTTATCATCATAGTCCTACTTTGTAACATTCGGATTTATTAAGGCTCGATGAATTATATCGGGTTCGCTAACCAAAGCAATATCAGCACCCTAATATGAATACTATAAAGCTCTTTCTAAACTTTTTCGCTTTCCTACAATCATTCTATCTTGCTAAGAATATCCACCCTCAGCCTATAAATGTGTAGATTGGTCATTAATACCTTCTGAAACGGCGCCGATGCTATTATATGGCTTTTTATCATACATACCTAAACGTGCCTACATTAAATTAAAATCAAGACTCACGACCAAACTCCTATAATAAACTTATAGATTCAAAAATCGTTTTTCTATACAGACTAAATGAAGTTTCCATTTCATATAATCCTTCTAATTTACTCAACAACTATAAAAGCGTAGTGTTAATAATGAAAATTTCATTTAACCCAACTATTTCTAGTGTAACACTTTCTAATTGTCTTTTCCAATCTTCCTCATTTTCACGCATTGGAATTAATTTCCATAGCTGATTAGTTAATCGCATAATATTTTGCTACATTCCGATTACTTCTACATTGCCATATTTAGTCAAGCGCACTTGAACCCCCAAGAACCGACCAATTAGACTCATAACTGCCATTTTTATCAAAGCGACGTCTTTTGTATAAACGCTGCATATGATGAGATTGGCGCTGAACCTCTTTTAATAAAGATAATAATTTAGCCAAATGGTTGGCCTGAGAAGTAAATTTAAAATCAGAACCGCTATATTTCATGCGAGTGTTTTCAATAGATGTTACCTATCTTTGTAACCAATTATTCATCATTAAAATAGCGAGGATGTTTATTTCCTCGCTAGTTAATTCTTCTGCGAATGAAGAAGTGCTTTCAAGCACGTTTTGAGTGGTAGTATCAATGGTATAGTCCATTAAATTTTTTCGTGGAAACTCAAAGCCAGGGATAGCATCAACCAACAAATTTGTTAAATCACGCATTGTATCCTCTGGTGTAAGCTCCATATACATATCATCGGTTATTTTTCCAAGAAAGCGATTATATACATCAGTAAAAGGTGTACCCATATAATCACTCCTCCTCAATTATTCTTCGGGCTTTGAAACAACCTTATATCTTTCTCCACTTGTTCTACGAGCAGGATTATCTGCTGTTACGCGACGAGTGGGAGCTTCTTCTTTTTTCTCTTCCTCTTCTTCAGGCAGATTGGTCTCAATTGCTTTAGTTACATCAAAACCAGTTTTGCGCATGATTGCATCTCTCTTGCGCATATCGTTTAAAGGAAGATTAACCGCATAGGTTTTAATCAAATCAATAACGCCAGAAGGAGCAAAATCAAGTGCGTCGAGGAACTCATCCATGCTACCATTTTCGAGCAACTTTTTAACATCAGCCTCGCTCATGTTATATTCAGGCTCTGTTGGAACATTTAGTTCTTCAGTAACTTCGGCATTTTGAATTTGTAAAACATTCTGCATTAAATTTCTACCACCGGGCTGGTAGGACAGCCATACCAATTCTTGGTAAGGAATATTTTTTGTTTCACCGGCCACAAAAGTTCTACGAATATTGTGCTCTGGAATTTTATAAATTACCATGCTTGCGCTTCTATTCTTAACCTTTGTCATTGTATTCATATCAAAACTCATATTTTTTTCTCCTTTAACTCCAAAAAATAGGGGAGACAGGGAAACTTCCCTATCTCCCCCTAAATTATATCAATATTTAATTAATTATTCGCCAGCAATTTCAGGCAGAGTAACATCCATGCCCAGGCTGGTGTCATGATAGCAGCAAATGCTGTTATTTAACATGGTAACTACGCCGACCTTCTTGTAAACCTGAATGTCGCGGCTCCAGTCATCATTCTCATGCTCCTTAACAAGAGTATCGCCTTCCATAGCAATCTTTACAGGCTTGCCGCTGGTAGGAATAATCCAAGCATAAGAGGGGTCAATAACCTTGCGACTATTGGTCTCATCTTCGAAGCTCTGCTCCAGGATGATAACACGAGTGCCCTTATAGTTGCCTAGCCAACCATCATTCCAGATTTTCTCCTTCATGCCGTCGGTTAACCAACCGGTCTCAGGAATCATACGAACAGCAAACTCACGAGTACAATAAATAACAGGAGTACCATAAGCAGAAGCAACGCTGATTAAGTGGTCCATAGTGGGCTCATCCCAACCATTGATTTCAACCTTGTTATTAACAGGCAGCTGATTTAAAGCGCCAATTAAAGACTTGGAAACTTCTTCCTGAATGGTCTCGTCGATACCTTCCATAACAATGGAAAGAACTTCAGCCATATCAAGACGGCCATCTAAGTACTCTTCGAAGCCAATCTGAGCAGCTCCGCCCAATGCACTGGTAGGTACCTGGAAGGATTCAGTCTTACGACCTAGCTTGAAGACTTCGTAACGTCCAGCTAAACCAACGCGAGTGATGAACTGCTTTGCACGACGATTATTGGTGCGGTCACGACGGAACTCAGCCTTGTCGCCCTGCTTGAAGACCTTGGTCTCAGCCAGTTCAGCATAACGCTCCTGAACTCTCTTAGGAAGAATTTCATCCATGGTTTCCTCAATGATAGAGAAAATTAAATTCTTATTCTCACGGTACATAGCGTGAGTAGAAGCTAAAGCGTTCAGCTCATTACGCAAAGTTTCAGTGATAGCAGCATAAGTTAAGTTCTCACCATTGAAACTATAATTGGTAGGAGCAGAAGGATTAGCAGTTAAAGTAATTTTACATAATTGTACTAAACTATTTCTATCTAAAGCCATTATTCTTCTCTCCTTTCATTAAGCGATACGCATAATTTTTACGCCTTTTTGATAGTCAGGCATAGTATAAACTTTAACAACCTGCCACTTCATGGTAGCGTCTTCGCCAGCAGTAGCCAGGATACCCTGTGCGTTAGGAGCTAAAACGTCACCAACATTTAATTCAGTGGCCATAACCATGTTAGTAGTGAAGATATCACCAACATTGGTCTTTAATACACGAGGAACCATACGATTCTTCTCAGGCATCATAACAACAGTGTTCTGATTGTAGATGTGGTAAGGATCGTTGGTGTAATCCAGAACATAAGGATCAGCAGGAGCTACGATGCCGCGATAGTCACGAGCACGAGCCTCTTCAGTTACAACGCCATCGCTGGGGCTGTAAACTAGAGCAGAGTAGTTGCCCTGAACCATTGCGAACTCGCAATCATCTTGTTCCTCACGATATAATTTGATTTCATTGAAAACTAACATCCACTCGCCTTCGCCAGTGAAGTTAACTTCGCCTACGCCCTTGCCTTCTTCGTCTCTAGCAGCATAGTCATACTTTACGAACTGACCATTTTCCAGAACCTTAATGCCGGCAGCAGTAGGCAGCTGTGCAAAAATCTGACCGGTGCGCTGAGCAGAAAGATGATTAGGCTCAACCTGGCCATAGCCATACTGAACATATCCGCCCTTTTGAGCAGCAGCCTGGCTTAAATTTTCTAAAAAGCTTTTAGCCATTTTCTATATCCTCCTTAAAAATTATTTTACATTGTTTTTTGTGTTTCTAAAACAGCCTTAGCCCAAGCGGGAATTGCATCTTCTGCAGAACCCATACCATCTAAACTGAAGGTAGTAGCTCCTGTAGGAGTTGTTTCCTCATTGGAGTTAAAGCTAATTTTATTACGCACGCAATAAATTGAGAGCTTTGCTTCAATATCATCAAGAGAATAAGTGTCGATATTGTCGATTACGTCTTTCTTTTCTTCATTTGTAAGCATATAGAAAGTTTCATTAATCATTGTTTCTTTTTCTTTTCTCTCAATTGTCTTTTTAAATTCAACTAATTCGTTTAGTTGAGTTTCTAAATTGGACTTATCAGCTTCTAAAGTGCTTAGCTGATTCTTTAAGGCTTCATTTTCTTCATTTAAGGCAGAAACCTTTTCAGAAAGTTCCATATATTCTGGAATTTCTTCTAAAACATATTGAGCCTTTTTGCCCTTCTTTTTTTCTTCGTCATCTTCTTCGTCTTCACAAGTGCATTCAGAAACAGGCTTTCCGCATTTTTCGCAGATTTCTTCCTCTTCTTCTTCGTCTTCCTTGTCTTCTTCCTCTTCAGCAGGCTTTTTCTTGGAAGCATATTCAAGCTCGAAAGCCTCAACAGCTTCTGGTGCAAACTGAGCTTCAACGGGAACAAATTCCTTCTCAACCTCAGTTAAAGCATCGGCAGAAAAACCTTCTTCAGTATAGGAGAAGTTCATGCGGAAGTAAGCACTCTTGCCGCGATGTTGAAGAATGGCAAACTTTTGGCTACCCTCTTCATAGATACCCTCAATACGGTACATGGAGCAATATTCACAATCCTTCTCTGGATAGTTTGCTACCAAGTACTCAAATAAAGAGTTCCATAAAGACTCACCAATCTCTACTGCATAAGTAGTAAACACAGGCGTGCCTCCTTCTTCTTTTAAGATTTGAGTTATTTCTTTAATCATTGAGAACAAAGATTCTTTAAAACCTTCGTCTAATGAGAATTGAACTTTAGTGATTTGTGCACCCTCAAAGCAAGGTTCACAATCTTCACCTAAAATACAAAGTTTAGAGATAATTGCCTCATTAATAATGAAAAATTGAGGCTTTCCATTATTATCTTTTGTCCAATGCGCATCAATTAATTTTTCATCAAGTTCCATGGACTAGTTATTTCCTTCGTCTAAAATTCTCTAAGACTCTGGATACTGACTTGTCCAAATCCAACCTTCAGTCATAAGATACTCATGAACTGTACCTTCATCATCAAATTCCTAAAACCAGCATTTGGCATTTAAGTCCACAAATCCATAGGGCTTTGTGGTATCTTTAATTTCAAACTTGCCATTTGAAATGTCAATAAGGCGATTATGTTCTTCAAAATCGCCTTTATTGTCATTGTAATATCCAACAATTGGAGCTCCACGCAATGAAAAAGCCATTTCGCGAGCAACATCCTTTGTGATTACGCTACGATTTCTATTAGGCTCATCGCTAACGTAGCATACTTTAATATGGCATTTTGAAATCAAAGGGGAAAAAGATGAAGGCTCAATATTGATAATTTCAATATTAGGTAATGCAATAGACTAATGCATTTATTATTCCTCCTTACCCCATAGATTCTTTATTTGCTATAGTTTTATCACTTTTTTCGTCGTCAGCTTTTTCTGGTCTACCAGCCTAACCTGACTCTCCTGTTTTATTTTGGGTTTTGCCCGTAGAAGTTTGTTCCGTTTTGCCCTTTAAATCTTCTAAATTCATTGTAGAAGACATCAAAGGAGGAATCATAATTTCAGATAAATGTAATACATCATTTTCAAAATAAGCAGTATTAATAATCGCGCTTTGAGAATGACCTAAAGCAATTTGAGGTAACATTTTAGAATAACCAATCTGAACCTACTCTTTGTATAATTTAGACAGTTCTTTGTAGTTATACTATGTTGTTTCTAACATATATAATCTATAATTATATTTGCGTTTATTACTATTTTGCTTCTATGTTATTTTATCAAAAAAAATCGCAAATTGCAACAGCAAGCTCCTAATAGAGCCTTCGTCATTGAGGATTGATTTCTCCAAGGACAAATTACCATCGGTATTAAACAAGTTAGAAGAGATACCGAAAGTGTTATAAACAGTTCTTTCAACCTTGGCTAAATCATCTGTAGTTGTAGAAGTATTTTTATCAGACAAATCAATTGATTCAACATCTGTAAAAGTAGTTAAAACATCCAAACCAATAGCATTGCGCAACATCTAAACCGCATTGTTGTGAATATCTTTTGCTTCATCAATATCAAAAATTAAATCACCATTTTTATCAAGTGGCAATTTTTGAACTACAATTTTTAATAACTTCTACATTTGTTTACGTCTATCTAAATCTTGAGCGGCGTCTAAATCTAAAATTGCCGGACATGCATTTACGAACAAAGGTAAATCACCATTATTAAAACAGAATTTAATAACGCTACCTGGTTCCAATAGATACCATCCTGTCTCATTTTTATTTAGGCCGCATGTTGAAGCCGAGTCCGAAATCAACTTGCCTTGTTTATATAGCATATAGCCTTTGGCAAATTCCGCAGGAAACATTTTTAAAACTCTCATACGATAGTTTACATCAGGGAACTTTTCATCAAAGAAGCGCATATTAAATTCTACTGCGGGCATATTGCCAATAAAGTAGCGAGAACGGCAATAATTAATTGGTAATTGTTGTAATACCAAACCTTCATTTCCCTCTACAATATAGCCATAATATGCTCCTTGCTTAATTACCTCTAAAGCAATATCTCCGCATAGTTTTTTAATATAAGAATTATCAAGATAATTTAAAATTCGTGCAAAATCTTTAATAATTTTTTCTTCGCCAACTGACTTATCATATACTTCTGGAACTATATACCAGTCATAGCGATACATAGTGGCAAAATAATTACAAGCTCTCTAATAAACTCCGCTAGTTTTATAAAAGTAATTTGAAATTTCTCTTAAAACAGAAACATTGTTTTCAGCTAAAGCTTTCATAATATAAGGTTTGTTTGCTAAATTTCTATTACCATCTTGCAAAGAACCAAGATTTAAAGTAGCATTTCCAAGTGTTTTAACTCCAACTTTAATTTTACCATAATTATTAATACTTGTTGTACTCATATCAAAGCCTTTTTCAAAAATATGCTCCTGTCGAGTTTTCTATTTTTCCTCCAAAATTTCACACCTCCTTAATAACCAGCTTTTTCCATTATATAATCGTAAGAAATTAAATTTTCTTCGGTATATGGAATTTCTATAAGTTTAAAATCGTGGAAGGTGCAAAAACGACGCTTTAAATTATCATTGTATTGCTATTGGTAAAAACCCTTTTTACCGCCGTATTTTGAACTTGGCTCATAATGTTGGCGTCCTTGATATTCAATAATAAAATCAATATTTCCATCATCGTCAAAAACCACAAAGTCAAAACGCAACGGACGCCCATTGGGCGAGCGCAATTCAGGGAAAATGTACTCCATTTTAAAATTTAAATCATTCTTTTTTAATATTTCTTCAATTTTTATTTCTCCATAAGAAGCTCTCAAAATGGCACCCTCCTTCCTTAATTATATAACTGCCAATCTTTTGCGTTAAATCTTTTCTTTTTCTTCTTTTTATCTTCTTCTTGTTTGATATAATAAAGTCCATATTCAAAAGCGGAAAACTTATCTTTTTTAACGCCTCTATTGGCTTGTTTTAGAATAATATTAACACCTTCGTTTTCTTCACGAAGATTTAACATCTCCTCTTTTAATATGGAAGTTAGGGTAAATGGATATAAGTAATCTGCCCTTTCTTCTGGTTTCATATTCTATCCAATTTTTGTTCCTAATAATTTTTGCTTTGCAATACGCTCATCAATTAAGAATTTAACCTTACCGGAATTCATTTGAGCCTGCGCATTTGCATGAGCTTCTGTATTAATTGGCGCATTTGCTTTAATTAAATACATGGCATCCTACTCGGTTAAATTTGTTTTGTATTTTTTATAATAGGCCTCATCATCATTATAAACTCCAAAATCCGGATAAGTATCCCCGGTATCTGGGTCAATTTGAGATTTAACCATAAAATCAACTAATCCGATACCAAGACCATTTGCGTCAAGGATTAATCGTCTGGCTTTATATTTATAATATAGCTTTTTCAATTTTAAAGCTTGGTCGCCAAAGTGTTCATCTGAATATGTATAAATATTAACTAGAGATTTAAAAGCCCCGCCCATAGATTGTGGTGTTACTTTAAATACGCAAGCAACAGAATCACATCCTTTACGGCCTACATCAACCGAAATAACATAGTAGCTTGAAGCACTTGAACGTCCAGAATACTCATATTCAGGCTTTTGCAATACGCGGTTTCTGTCAAATACTTCGCCATTAAAAAACGCATCCTCAACAGTGCCCGACCATTTAGACTCATATTCACGGTCAAATGATGCTTCATTGAATGTACCATCTCGTTTAAGGTCTTGTAAGAATGTTTTATCCAATAGCTTCATCATAACAGGAACTCGCCAAGTTCCACCCATTATCAAGGCTTTTTCGGGTTCTGCAACCATACGAACCAAGAGCTAAATTAATTTATCGTAAGCAAATGTTCCTTTCCAACCTGCTGTTGTAACGAAGATTTGGCTTTTATTCAATGTTTCTTCTGGCTACATGGTTCCATCCATACATAGTCTAGAAACGTTCATGGTGGGAATAATAACTTCGTTTAAGATGGTTCCATCGACACCGACACATTCTTCTACAAGTCCGCCATGACGACGCTTACCTCTGGACTTTTCAGAAGCTGCCAAGTTATCAAAGTATGAACCATTTTTAAACATAAAAATACAGTAGTCTTTCGACTATCGCGTTTTGCCTGGCCGCAAATCCAGTTCTCGTTCAAGGGCCGGCACCAAAGTGCAAAGTTCACTAACTTTTTCTTTGATAATGCCCGCTGCCTGTTCCTTACCACCTGAAGTAACGAATAACTTTGAACGAGGATATAAAATACAGCGGCACATTAAAACTAATACAGATAAGAAAGATTTAGAATAAGCACGAGGGAAAACCATGTAAACATAACGATATCTCATGGCTGCTCGTAAAAAAACTCGCTGATAGAAGAAAAAACGCAATCCATTTTCAGGAATTTCGCCTTCCATTCCGGTTTGAAGAAAATCAATAAACATGTCTGGATATTCGCGCCAATAGGCAATATATTGCCGAAGAGCTGGCTTAATAGCCTCAATACGCTCTTCGGAAATACCTATTTTCTTTTTGCCACCAGATAATTTTAGTAAGTCTTGTAATGCCATTAATCGTCTAATAAACCTTTTAATAAAGCATTATCTTCTTCTTCAAACTGGTCTTCTAATTCGCGCAAAGCAGAGAAATCTTCATCTTGTAAGATAGAATCTCCTTCATCAAACAATGAAGCATCAAATGCTTCTTCATCATCAGCTGCTTCAGCCGCCATATCAGCTTCTTTTTCTTTATCAATCTGTATTTGTTTAATTGCACTTTCAATTAAGTTACCCAAGTTCATTTCTTCAGTAACTAAAGTGCGTGTATAATTCTATAAATCCTATAAAGTTCTATCCACCTTATCCTGTGGACCATCTGTATAATATCTTGGTATAAAACCATCTTTTTCACAAAGAGCAACTAATTCAGAAATTGAATCTACATATTCGCCGGTTGCAGCCTTGTTCTGCGCCGCGGTAAATTTACCAGACTTCATAAGAGTATCATAAACTTTACTCATCTTTTGGAAGCCTTCTATATCACCCATGTCAATTAACTAGTTAGCTTTTAAAGATGTTTTACAAATTAATTTTAGTGTATCAATGTGACCAGCCGTTTGAATATCATAAGACTCCATCATTTCATTGTATAGATTTTCTAATTCAATCCATTCATCTGGCTTATAGGCCTTGCCCCATTTTAAACGAAGATATAATCTATCTTCATCTGTTAGTTCGGCGACTAGAGAATCAGTAGCGCCATCATCAAAATAATCTTCTACCTCTTGGATTGCGGTTTCAGGTTTTGGTTCCGGCGGAGCCGCAACTTCTTCAGGCAAGGTAAAAGTAGCTTTTTCAATGGCTTCAGCAATCTATGCTGCACCATAGCCTTGGCGTTTCATTGCCTATTCTATTTTGGCATTAGCCATATTTTGTAGATGTTCATTATCAGACCATCTAAAATCACGATATTGTTTTAATTTCATTTTGGAAAGATAACGACCTAAAATAGTCATACCAGTTAATTTAGTTCTATCTTTTCCGTAAGTTGCCAATAATTTATTCCATTCATCAGGAATATAAGGTACATCAATTTCTTGTAAAATCCATAAATAAGTATCGGGATTCCAGTTATCAATATGCATAGTTAAACATTTTTTACATTGTGTTAACTTACCTTCATTTGGATATTTTTCCAAATTATTTGAAGAATAGAATTCTTCGGCAGCTTTTGTTCTATTACATTTTTCGCAGTAAAATTGTGATTCTGCCATATAATAATCTCTCCTTTCAATTAGATTTGTGTTTCAATGTGTTGAGGATTATACATTTTTGCCCTTCACACTTCGACAACTTTTACAAATACTATAAAAGGAGTCTTTACTAGTTTTATTTTTACTAAAATATTTATTATTAGCCAATTTAACTTTTCCGCATCTACTACATTTTTTATACTTACCTTTTTCTTCTTTCATAAAGTACCAGTCAAGGTATTGGTCTTCTGCGGCAGACGCAATTAATTGTGGAATCTTTTTACGCCATAAACTAGAAATATATTCTAAACTATGCTTAATTCCAAATTCCTTTTGGATTGCTTCTTGAATATCTATATTTTGCATACCATCTATTTTATATTCAACTATTTTCATATATAAAGGATAATTTTCTAATGCTTTATCACAAATATTTTCAAAATCATAAATTAAATACCAAGTATCACTTTCAAAATTTCCCCAACTATCTTGTTTTAATCTTGAATAATTACATAAAATTGCAGAGCAAACTGCGGGGTCAAGAAAAGTAATTCCTTTTCCATAAGCTCTTCCATCTTCTCCAATATATATTTCTCCATCTAGGGGAATATAATTTTTAGAAGAATGTACCGCTTGCGTAAAAACAATAGGTCTTCTATAAGCATTTTTAATAACATATTGGTCTTTGCGCAAATCTATTAAAGTTTTTTTAATAATTAAGGCATCTCGACCAGTGGCCGTTTTTGCCTTTTCTTCCCAAAGTTCAATGGCTTCACGCAGCTATCTTAATGGTTGTATTTCTTCTAAATCTTTTTTAGTTATTGATACTTTTGGTTGAAAAATCTAATTTTTATCTTCTGTCATTATACTATAAACGCCATCTTCGCCATTTTCAAATTGGGAAACAAGTCCTTCATAAGAAGTTTCGCGTTTATTAACTGTCACTAAACGATTTTCAGTTAAAATTTTACGCTCTTTACGTTCTTGTTTCTCCATACAAAGAATTAAATAATCAGCAAGCACTTCTAAATATGCTGGCTTTAAAGGCTCTTCACGAGGCTCGGCCAAGATGCGCTAAACTAATTCATTTCGTTCTTCTGGAGTTTGTAAAGAATAATCTAATTTTATCATCTATTACCTCCAGTTAGGGCAAATCCCTAAATTCTTTTATCGAGATTATTATACCGAAAAATTTTGGGAAAGTCAAATTTTTTGACAATTTAAAAAATTTTTGTTATAATTTTTATATACAATAAAGAAAGGAATAGAGTATGCTAAAAAAATTAAAATAGGCTTTGGGCAAAATCGTTAAAAAGATAAAGGGTCTTTTTACTAAAAAAGAAAATGAAATAGAATTAGCACCAGGCACTTGGTTTATTAATGGTACTAAATGTGATGTAAAATTTACTAGTTTAGAAAATGATAATTTTGAGACAACTGATTTTCCCGCACAGTTAAAATGCGATTTAAAATGGGAAGCTGATTTTACGGGAGAAGTGGACCTTAACGAAAAAGAACTGGAAAAAATGCTCAATACCTCTTTAACAAATCTGCCCAAATGCTATCCATGCAAGGCGCTCATTCTAAGTGTGGTGCCCAATTCCCCATGGGAAGGCACAGGAGTCGACATGTCGCAATACGAAGAGAAGGGCCTCGCGCATTTTTTCGTTTGCCGCAAACAAAGCCAAGAGGAACTATTAGAGGAGTACTGGGCGCAACATCCAGAGTCTACGCTAGAAGTAGATGAAGAAGGCATGATTAGCGCGGTTATTCCAGAAGCAATACTACTAGAATATGAGGATGGAATATGGGACTATATATAATAATTGCGGTTTGGGCTATATTAGCGATTAGGCTTATGATGAATTTTTGGGATATCATGGATGAAATTGGCGTATTAGCGCAGCTAGTACTAATGCTAGTGTTGACTATTGGCGCTCCATTTTTCTTTATTGTAGAATTATTAGAATTGGTAATAGATTTAATATTGCCGGAAGGGTGGGATAGTGATTGACTTGGATTATTTTAGGAGCTGGAGTAGTAGTAATTGCAGGTTTAGCTATTTATGCTTGTTTGAAACCTAGAGGTTATTTGCGCGAAACAGAAAAAGAAGAATATATTAATGTCATTCAAGAAGAAGCAGGAGATTTTTAATCTTGCTTCTTTTTCTTTTTTCGTGAGGCCGAATTGAGAAACCGTTTAGAAAGTTTTTTGTCCAGATAGAACGATATTCAATAAGTGATAATTTTTATTGCCCGATATATAGCCCCCTATATATTTTTTTGAAAAAATTATAAATTTGTTATTGACAAACAAAAAATTATGTGCTAAGATAAAGGAGCTCCAAGGGTAGATTTTTAGATCCACCCCTGCGGCAAAAAATATATTTTGAAAGGAATTAAAAACTATGAAAAACACTTTTTATCATGTCAATAACAGATATTTTGGCACCTATCGGTATGCAGAGATTTTTTGCATTACCAATGGTATTCACTGTGAGGAAATTTATGAGGTGGAGGATATTGATTCCATTCGCTATGAAATTACCGCAGAGTATAATATTTGCGGTCGTACCGTCCGTTGTTTGTGTAGCGACTTAGGTCCTGCTATTGTGCGGGGTACTATCATGGCGCAATGCCAAGTGCAGGCATTGCGTGACATGGGTATTACTACGGCAGAATGTGAGCCTTTGCCAGAGGGGACCGCATGGTTTGATGACAATAACTGGATCGGATAAAGGGGGCTTTATAATGTACTATATTTACCTGGCTCAGATTGATAACAATACTATTAAGATCGGCATGACAAGTTTACAACTATGCCAACGGCAGGCGGTCCTGCGCACTCAGGAGGGCGCGCAGGCAAGTATACTCATAGGATGGCGCTTTAACAATATTGATAAATCCATGGCGCTGTTATTGGAATCTGCTGTGCGCTATGCCTTAGCGCACAGCGATTATAAAAGCCTGCGTTTTACTGGCCAGCTAGACCATTTCCACAATAATAGGCATATAACCTTTAACAACCTGCAGGGCATCATGGATAAAGTATTGATGACATATACTACCATGTATCAACTGGATGAGCCTACAACTGTATATACTAAAGCCTATAGGTGCAGACTATAACAAGTCTGCGCCCATAGGGCATGTATACATACATATAGTTATAGTGTATGTATGTATAGTTATAGTATATATAGTTATAGTATATATACATACACATATATACATATACATATATGTTATAACTATATACATAGTATAGTATAGTATACATACATACATATAGTATTATGCATATATACATATAGTATATACATACATACATATATACATATAGTATATACATAGTATAGTTATATAGTGTATAGTATATATGTATAGTGTATACCATACTATACTATATAGTATATAGTATATGTGTATAGTATATGTGTATAGTATATGTGTATAGTATATGTATATAGTATATGTATATAGTATATGTGTATAGTATATGTATATAGCATATATTATATAGTGTATAGTATAGTATATATTATATAGTGTATAGTATAGTATATATTATATAGTGTATAGTGTATAGTATACTGTATATTCATAATCATATAGCATAAGACTATAGGCGATTAATATCTCTCGCAGGGCCGCGCGCGGGAAACGCGGCCCTAATTGAGGATGTCCACCACCTATGGACACTTTAGTTTGCTAAAGTGTCCGCCGGACAAAGACACTCCCAATCCCGATACTGTCCACAGGGGATGGACACTTTAGTGCGCTAAAGTGCTAAAGCGACCTTGATACGCACGGCACAGTTGATGAAAAAAATAAAAAAAATTTTTTCAAAAAAAGGCTTGACAAAAATCAGCTTGTGTGCTATAATAAAGACACAAAGGGAGAGGACAAGAGCCACTCCAAAAGAAAGGAATAAAAATTATGAGAAAAGTTATCGCTATCATCAAGACCCTGACCAATGAAAACCTCAACATCGAAAACATGGAATTTACCTTTGTTGGTGAAAACTGGGCAACCGGTAATGTAAAAGGCTACGGCTTTACCAAGACCTACGGCCCTTGGGATTGCTACAAAGTAGTAACTGAAGAAGTAGGCTGAAAAGCCTACTTTTTTCAGCTTAAAAAACTAAACTGGTTAAGTCAAGAGCCTGCGGAGTTTGCGTCAACGACCGCCCCAGCCGGTTTTTTGATACGCACGGCACAGTGGATAAAAAGATTTGCAAGAAAACTTGCAAAAAATTTTTTTAATTTTTCCCAAAAAAAGGCTTGACAAAAATCAACTTGTATGCTATTATATATACAGAAAGAGGGAACACCTCATCAAACGAAAAGGAGAACTTAATTATGTATAAAGCCATTAACTACAGACACTTCTTCCAATTCCAGTATGAGCGCAATGCCGACGACATCCTGAACTGGTACACCGAGCAAAACCGATTCGTTGGTACTACTACAAATGATTTCTTTGAGGTGTGCGAACTCTTGGATGGATACCTAAGAGAATATGGTTACATTCAGTAAACTGGCTCAAAAAGCCAGTTTATTTTTATCCTGCGGTTTTGGCGCTTCTGCGGCCGCAGAAGTGCGTATATGTGGAGAACATGAACGCCAAAAACGCAGGACCTCGACCACGGCCGCTTCAGCCGGTTTTTTGATACACCCGGCTCCGTTGATAGAATTTCAGCGAAAAACAAATTTCTAAAAAGTCCAATAAATTTCCCATAAAGGGGTTGACAAACTGGGCAAGCTATGCTATAATAAAGACACAAAGGGGGAACACCCCTACAAAATGAAAGTGAGGACTTGATTATGTATAACTACCACATCACCGCTCAGGAAACCGCCGACTACATCGCCGATATGCTGGAAATGCAGGCTGAGGCTTTCGCTCCTCCCACGGAGGAGGAGATGGCCGAGATGGCCGCCTACTATGGGGAAGAATAAAACTTCCCCATAAAAATTAAAAAAAGTGCTTGACAAATCACCAAAAGTGTGATATAATCAAGATACAAATGAGGGATGCAAGGCAGGAGCCAGCGAGATGGCAAGACCCACGAGAGTCGGATAAGTCCTTGACGATAAAGTCCTCGACCGCACGGGGTATAGGTGTGCGGAATACAAATGTGAACCAGACCACGCAGGCTGAAATCATGTCGTGGATATGCCTATTACCACAAGCCACAAAACCTTTCTGCTCGTGTAGCTCAGCTGGAAGAGCAATAGCCTTTTAAGCTATGGGTCGGGAGTTCGAACCTCCCCACGGGCACCACAAGACCTTCCTTGACAGGCAAGCAGAGGATACAACCCGTTCGAGTCGGGCAAGGTCGCAAAAAACCTCTTGACAAATCGCCAAGAGTTTGATATAATAAGGGTACAAAAGAAAAGGAGGTATCTACTATGAGAGATGCTATTGTTGAAATTCGTTGCCCCTTCTGCGGTTGCACCCACACGGTCGAAGTGAACGAGGATGCGTACTACGATTGGCAGGATGGTATGCTAATCCAGAACGCAATGCCTGACCTCACTCCCACCGAGCGAGAGCAACTCATCAGCCACATCTGCCCCAAGTGCCAGGAAGCGGTCTTTGGGGTCGAGGAGGAAGAGTGTGATGATTGCGACTACGAGGTCGGCTTTGACCCCTATATGGGTTGCTACACGGACGATTGCTGAAAGGCAATCGTCTATTTTTTTCAGCTGCGCGTCTTTGGGTGAGACGCGCAGATTTGTGCAATACATACAATTTTAGCAATTTTTTGAACCAAATCTTTGTGCAATATTACCACTTGCATTATCCCGATACCTGTGTTATACTAGTATCATCAAGGAGGGGCAAGACCCCGGAAAGAGGTACTATATGATGTTGTTCACTGTTATCAATGAGACCACCCTGGAGCGTATCGACGATTACGCTCAGTGCGCCACCCCCGGCCAGTTCCTCGATGAGGTGGAGCGTGTGCTCTATACCCAATGGGAGCTGACCCCGGCTACCAATCGGGTATCCTGGGCCTACCCCTTCCATCGGGGTGAGAAGGTGAAATTCACCTTCCACGGCACTCCCACCGCATTGGTGTGGCGAGATGCCACTGGGGTTATTCGGGTTAAAGAAATTTAACCCAACCCCTTGACAAATAGCCTTGTCCGTGTTATAATAATACCATCAAGAGGGGATACCCCCCATATAGAAAAGGAGATTTTACTATGATTACCACTACCACTACTCTGTCCGCTATGCCCTACGCACAGGCTACTATCCATAAGCACGATGATGGCACTATCGTCCTCGTTTCCTACTCCACCCCCGTGGCTTATATCGAAGCCGATGGTTGGCTCTACATTCGTGGTCTGTACTCCGCCACCACTCGCAAGCATATCGGTGCTTTCGTCCGTGAGTACGCACACATCGACTACCAGACCGCAAAGCGGATTTACGAAGATGGCTACGGCTACAACATCTATACTGGAGAGGTGGGGCGCTGACCCCACCTTTTTGTCCGCTCGCCTTTGGTTGTGGCGAGCGGATTTATAGAACAAACTCGACCCCACTGATTTTTTATGCAAAATAACCAAAATTTTCTACTTGACATTTTATCCCATATATGATACAATAACAGTACCAAAAGAAAGGAGTAACCACTATGTACGAAGCTATTTTTTATATCCTCTGTATCGTTGGCATTGTTGCGTGGGGTGTCCGCAAGGTCAAGCGAGAGGAAATTATCCTGCACGACCCCCACGCAGATGACTTCAACAAGGACATTTGGGAGGATTGATTATGATTATCGGCTACGATGAAAAGACCCTATGGCGGCAAATCAACCACCAATGGGAGAGCATTGATGATGAGGTCAAGTGGCTCAATCACTATATCGCTACTGGTGAGGTCGAGTGTGTGGAAGATTGCGCCCGCAACATCTTGGAGAGTTGCCAAGCAATTCTTGAAAACACCGGCCACTTGAAAGGAGAGGTCTTATGAGCTTTTGGATTGTGTTTGCTCTAGTTGGAATACTCGGTATTCCTTGCATTGCCTTGGCTCTTACTTATGGAGAAGATTGGAAAGCCAAGCTTTTCTATTGCGGTGTTACTCTTGTCATTTGGCTCATTGTTTCGTGCGGTTGTGCCTTTGGTCGTGATATAAACGCAGAAAAATGGAACGATGGCTATTGTCAATGCGGTACACACTGGGAACTGCGAGGGGCAAGCGAATATCGTTCTTCCCATACAAAGTATTATGTATGCCCTAACTGTTATGCAGAAATTGAATTAAATTACTAAAAGGGTCTTGACAACAAGACCCTTTTATGCTATAATAAGGATACAACGAAAAGAAAAGGCGGTTAAAATACTATGACAGTTTGGTTTGTCGATTGGGAAGATTTGAGTTCTGTGTGGAGTTCTCGTGGCAAGGCATTGAGTTTTTTGCAAGGCGAAGCCAAGCGTTTGGGAGCAACTCTTACCATTACAGATGAATGTGAGTATTGTATGATGGTTTACATCCAATACGCTGATGGCACAGGAACAAACATTGATTGTTGTGAGTTCAATGTGGATGAATTACCTTATGAAATTGGGGGTTGACAAACCCCCAACTTTGTGCTATAATATTTACAGAAAGTGAGGTAATTGAAATGGCAAAGAAACAGAAACAAGTTGACCGCAGAGCCTTTAAGAAAGAGGGCGAAGAACTCCAGCAATGGCTCATCTTCCGCAAGAGAGGTAGCAAGGTGGAGAGCGGTAAAAAGTACAACCGACAGAAATTCAAGAAAGGGGAATAAAAAATGAGAAAGTATCATTTGTCTGCTGATGCAGTACCTGAAAAGGAAGTTATTGTAAACACCGAAGAAGAGGCAATCGCTTGGTTTGCCTATTTTAGCGCTTTAACCAATATGCGGCTTGGCCTTGATGGAGAAGATGCCTATTGTGATTATCACGGTCGCAACAAGGAAGATGCTGATATTTGTTTTGCAGATTGGGCAAGCGGTTGCGATATGGTCTACTGCGAAATCATCGAAGAAGAAGATTAAAAGACTCCGCGCGAACCGCTAAAGCAGGGAGCATACCCACGGGTATGTTCTCCGCAGAAGCGCCAAAAACGCAAGTCCAATAGAAAGGAAAATAAGTATGTTGTATTTAATGATGGATAAAGCCAGCGATGGCTATTTTGTTAAAGTTGGTCAAGCCAAAAGACCAAAAGAAAGGCGCAGAGCCTATGCCACTCACAACCCTACGGCAATTATGCGTAGTACTTGCGCAGGTACGGATACCGAAGAGCGGCACTGCCACAAAATACTGGAACAACTTGGAACAAAGGTTGGAAAGGGCGAATGGTACAGAGTGCCGCTCCCTATCTTCAATAAGTTATATCTTAATGGTATGAATTACTTTTATCCCAAGAAAAAGGCTCACGATAAAGAATATTTTGATTAAAGGGGTTGACAAAATCAACCCCTTATGCTATAATAACATCAAGAGGTGAGAGTAATGCGACCGATTAACGAAGATTTTAATGGCAATGTTTACGCACTTGACAAAGAGGAGTGGAAGAGATGCACTTTGATGGTGATAATGTAAACTACAAACTGTGGTTGTGGGTAATGCGACACAACTACTCCAAGAGAAAGAATAAGATGAGGTGGTAAAAATGGTGAGATGTCCTAATTGCGGTAGCACCGCACAGGTCAAGGTAGTAAATACCGAATATCACGAGGATGGTTGGGACATTGAGGTTGTCCGTGTCTACAAGTGCGGTTGCGGTCAAATGTTTACTGGGACGAGCTATTTTCATTGCCCGGATGCTTATGAAATTATTGAGTCATTTCCAAAGAGATTAAGCAAGGGATAATTCCCTTGCTTTTTTTCAGCCGCTCGCATATGGCCCATGCGAGCGGAGTTTATGTTTTTATATAACTTGCCTAATTTTTTCATCGATTTTTATGCAACATTACCAGTTGACTTATATCCCATAATGTGGTATACTATCATTGTCAAGGGGGACAGCCTCCCTTCAATAACCCTCTGTGGAGAGTAGGAAACAGAAACCTAGTCGGCAAGGTGATAAAACAGAAACCTCGTGCTTCAAGATGCTGTTTGCGAATCCGTTGAGGTTGAAAATAAGTTGCAAATTATTTTCTAAACCCCTTGACAAATTACAAAAATGTGCTATAATATTGATGTAAGGTAAATCAACCCACCCCCCAACAAAGAAAGGAACTTGATTATGGAAAAGCTCATCGATATGCTGAATTACTACTTGAACGCTTGCAAGAACGCAAAGACCTACACCCTGCGCAGAACTTTCTTCGACCAGGCAACTGGTGCAACGCAGATGTACTGCTTTATGAGCGTGCAGGACGAACCCAAGGTTCTCCCTCTGTGGGACGAAACCTACCGCCCCCAGTTTGAAGAACTGGTCTATTCCACCAAGAACCCCTATATTTGAAAGAGAGGTAAAAGCTATGGACAAGTTTGTTGAGATTAGAAAACTGCACAAGATGCTGACCGAGGCTGGCATCCCCCACACCTTTGGCGAGTTCCCTATGCCCTATTGCGTGGGTTATCAAATCCGTATCTATGCAGACGAGGAAATGACCAACGAGATTGACGATTGCGTGTGCCACACTGGTTCGCACGGCTACTCCGAGGGTCTGCTGGAAACCTTCTCCCTCAATGAGTGTGCAGGCTGGGAAACCGCAGACGAGGTTTTTGATGGCTGGAAGAAAATGTACGAACAAGAAAAAATTAGGGGTTGACAACAACCCCTAAGTATGATATAATACTTATACCAAGAGAAAAGAAAGGAAATAAAAAATTATGGCTATTAAGAGAAATATCAGTTACCACATCAGCGAGGACAGACTTGACCGAGCCTGCTTCATTATGTCCACCATCGGCATTGGTGAGGTTGTTAAGACCATTCACGGCATTGATGAAAAGGGTCGTGGCTACTGGCGGTCTGTTACCGATACTGGTGTAATTATGATTTTCAACGAGCAGAAAGACCGAGTTGTTACTCTGTGGATTGCGGAGTTTTCCCAAGTGTCCTCCATCTACAAGGGCAACACCCCCAGCTGGCTCATCAAGCAAGTCAAGAAAAATCGCCAGTACATCGCAATGCAGAACAAAGTAAAAATGTAGAAACGAGGGGTATTTCCCCTCGTTTTTTATCCGCGCGTGTTCTAGCGTCACGCGCGGTTCTAGCAAAATAAACAAATTTGGCAAATTTTTCGCCCACATTTTTGTGCAACTTGACGGCTTGACTTTTCCCACAATCGGTGCTATAATGATGGTACAAAAGGAAAGGAGATATGACCTATGAACCACTTTGAAAAAGTCTGTATGCTTGCCGAACTTACTGGCAATACCCCCACTGTCAAGAAAATCTGCTTTGATATGGACGGCACTATTGCCGACCTCTACGGAGTAGAGAACTGGCTTGAAATGCTCCGCAACTATGACCCCACCCCCTACATCTTCGCTCAGCCTATGGTAAACCCCACCGAACTGGCTGACCTGCTGAATACCGCCATTGAGAATGGCATTGAGGTGGAAATCATCACTTGGCTCAGCAAGGAAAGCACCAAGGAATACGATGAAATGGTGCGTGAGGCAAAGAAGATTTGGCTCGACCTTTTCAACATTCCCTACACCAATTTTCACGGAGTCAAGTACGGCACTACCAAAGCCAATACCATTCGCAAAGAACTGAACTGGCAGGATTATGAAACCGCCATTCTGTTCGATGACAACGCACAAGTCCGCAAGGGCTGGCATTTGGGACACGCATACGACCCTGCGGTATTCGACATCTGCGAAGTCCTGCGGAAAGTCTTGGGGGCATAAAAGTCCCCAAGAAAACCCTTGACAAATTAAAAAATATATGCTATAATATTTATACATTCTGAAAGGAGATTTGATTTTTATGAAAGACAATATGGTTGAAATTTGTGAAAAGTGCGGTTGCCTGGTTGGTGGTCTGTTGATTACCTTGCTCATTGTCTTGGCTCTTGGTATCGCCTTTGGTGTGTTCTGCTTTGAGGGTTGGATTTTCCTGCTCTTGTGGAACTGGATTGCCGTGGGTTGTTTCTCTGCCCCCACTCTCGGCTATTGGGTCTGTGTGGGCATTGTGTTTGGATTGAATTTCATCGGCAGGTTGATTTTTGGTCGAACCAAAATCGACCTCGGTGATTGACCCATATCCTTTCTTTTGGTGGATACCCCCATTCTTCGGAGTGGGGGTATCTGCTTTTTTGAGTGGGTCGCCAGGGAGTGTGGCGACCCAAATTGGCCTTTTTAACAAATCATCCAAAATTTTAGTTTAATTTTTGTATAATATTACTAATTGACATATTTCCCATAATAGCGTATAATAGTGCCAAGAGGTGAGATAAATGAAAATCTATTCCAATGGTTGTAATGTTTTCAAAAGCGAAAAACACGCACGAGAGTTTATTTATGGCTTAGTAGAAAGCAATAGACAATTATGTTTGAATAGCACTACTGTTCCATATTATTTTGTTGGTAATATCCAAGAGAAAGTAAAAATTGAAAAGAACGGTGTTCGTCACATTTTTTATTTTTACACTAAACTATTCTCTGCGAATGAAAAGCCCAGTATTTGGTCACATAGTTATTTAGAAAGAGAAATTGGTGCTTGACAAATCCGCAAACCTATGATATAATACATACAGAAAGTGAGGAATGAATTATGCAACTGTTAATTCTGTTTATTGTAATGAATATCATCAATGTGGTTATTCAAACCATCAAGTCCATCGCAACCATCAAGTGCGGTAAGTGGGGTGCGGCAATCGTTAATGCCATCGCTTATGGCTTATATACCTACATCGTTGTGCTGACTATGTGCGACATCGACCTACTGACAAAGTGCTTGATTGTTGCAGGTGCAAACTTTGTGGGTGTGTATGTGGTCAAGTTCTTTGAGGAAAAGGCTCGCAAGGACAAACTGTGGAAAGTCGAAGCAACTGTTTATCACTACTTGACCGAACATTATCACACCATACTGACGGAGCAGGGTATTGCCCACAACTACATTGAGGGCATTGGTCAATACACCATCTTCAACATCTATTGTCCCACGCAACACGAAAGTCTTTTGGTGCGTGAGTTGCTTGAAGCAAGCGAAAGCAAATACTTTGTGAGTGAGAGCAAGACCCTGTAAAAAGGGGTCTTGACAAACTCCATAAATTATGCTATAATAATGCCAAGAGGTGAGATAAATGGATTATGTAAGAGTTGATTTTGATGATTGCTATATCTATTTGGCAAACACCGTTCCTGCGGTTGCATGGGATGGCAGTGATGAATATCGAGCAAGAGAGTTACTTTATCAAAGACCGATGTGGCATTATCAAAGAATTAAAAGAATAGATGTTTTACCTATTGACAAAAAGGTCAATGTGTGGTATAATAAAGCCAAGAGGTGAGATAAATGGTTACTCGAACTGTTAAACAATTAAAGGTATTTGATATTAAATCCCATTCCGACCAAATTTGTGGACACGGCTATTGCGACCTAATCCCTGGCCTAACCTGGGTCAATGGACAAGCTTGGGAAAGCACCGAAGAATGCGACCGACTCTATGCAGAAGCTTATGCAGATTGGGAACGCAGACGCACCGAAAACCCGTGGGGAACTACCAGTTATAAGCCTGAGCTGAAAATTTATTGGCAAATTATCGGTATTGATGAAAATAATTCTTGACAAATTCAACATTCCGTGATACAATAATGCCAAGAGGTGAGGATAATGATTAAGAAAACCATACGATATACCACCCTCGCTGACCGAGCAGGTTGGGATTGTTATTATGCGTTACAAGACCATATTGATGGTGAGGTGCGTATGTGGGTAGAAAATAATCTACTCATTATGGAATATGATACTTTGGTTGTTCCTGCGGAAGAATTTGGGAGGTTTCTAAATGAAAAAGAAGATTTATTTGGCAAGTCCTTTTTTCAATAACGATGAACTGGTAGTATACCGCAATGCAATTCTGAAACTGCGCAATGCCGGCTATGAGGTCTATGCGCCGCAGGAACACGAAATTGAAAATGCGTGGGACTTGTCCAATGAAGATTGGGCAAGGGCGGTTTATCGTGAAGATGTCCACGCAATTCTCAATAGCGATGTTGTGATGATACTGAATTTCGGTATGTACTCCGACAGTGGCACGGCTTGGGAGGCAGGCTATGCCTATGCTATGAAAATTCCTACTGTGCAAGTTCTATGTGGCGGTGAAAACGCAACCTACTCCCTTATGATGATGAATGGTTGCGATAAGGTAATCGAATATCGGCAGATTGCCTATTGGGAAGAAAATTGTGCGTGTGCGCACTTTAATAAGATTATTCAAAAGTAAGCGAGGGAATTTCCCTCGCTTTTTTCAGCGGCTTGTTGACGTACGCCAACAAGCCGGATTTAGAATAAAATTTTATTATAGCATTTTTTCGGCCGGTTGTCAAGATAAAAATTTACCAATTATTTTTCCCGTATTTTGTGCATATTGACGAAGAAATTGTGCTTGACTTTCCCATACCCCTATGTTATAATGGGGGTACGGTTGAGGGAGCGATGGCGACCCCTAGCTGATATTATGAAATGAGGTATAACCCAATGAACAAGTATGATAGACGGAGAAAGTATTATATGGTTTTGGATTGCGAAACCGCTACTTTGCCACACGCAATCAATTATAACGAAATTGAGCGAAAGAATGTGGCAATCGCAAAGCCTTTGATTTATGACATTGGCTGGTCTATTGTTGACCGCAACGGCATTGTCTATAACCGAGAGAATTTTCTCATCACCGAGATTTTTTCTGTTCCCTCTGTTTTTGATACTGCATACTATGCAGAAAAAAGACCGATTTACCTTGAAAAACTGCGTAAGGGTGAAATCGTGCTGACCGATTGGCAGACCGCTATGACCGCATTTATGGCAGACCTGCAAGCGGTTGAAGCCGTTGGTGCATACAATTCTATGTTTGATTTTAAGAAAGCAATCCCTTTTACTGAATTGTATGTTGACAAGTTGTATTCTGCCGATTTTCATAATTGGCTGAAATGGCAGGAAAAGTCCTGCGAGTGGCTTGCTAGAGGTAATACCCCTACTGGTCAGCAGATTTTCGAGGAAGATGTGTTTCGTTTCCGTGGTGGAGTTTATCCCCTTTTTGATATTTGGGGTCTGTCCTGCAAGCACATTTTGAATTGTGACGAGTACAAGCAGATGTGCATTGACAATAATTGGCAGACCGCAAGCGGTAAGTATTTTAAGACCTCTGCTGAAACTGCGTTCCGTTTCTTTAGCGGTAAGACCGATTTTGAGGAAAGCCACACCGCCATTGACGATGTGGAAATTGAAAGCCAGTTGTTTGCCGAAATTGTCAAGCGGACACGCAACAAGTGGGAAATGGGAATTGAATTTTTCCCTTTCCGCATTTTGGGCAAGGTGGAAAATTTTGAGGGTGCGTGGGGTCTGTAAGACCCCTACCCCCCCAAAAAAAACTTAAAATAAGGCTTGACAAATAAATCAAGCTATGCTATAATACATAATGTAAGGGGAACACCCCCTACGAAATAAAATGGGTTGCGACCTACCGCAAGAAAAGGAGTTGTTCGTATGAAGAAGTTTAATATGGTTGACAAGTTTGGTTTCTGTATTGACCTGCTGAACGGCAAGGCGGTTGAGGGTTTCACTCTTGCCGATGCCGAAAAGTTCCTGCAGGAACGGCAGGTTCAGGCACAGAAGAAGAACGCAAGCACCACTGGTAAGCCGACCAAGACCCAGGTTGCCAATGAGGTAATCAAGGGGCAGATTTTGGCGGTGCTGACCACCGAGCCTATGGCGGTTGCTGACATTATGAAAGCAACTGGCATTGAGTCCAATCAGAAAACCACCGCTCTGCTGACCCAGTTGCTGAATGTTGGCAAGGTCGCAAGACACGCAATCAAGGGCAAGGCTCATTATAGCCTGCCCAATGCGTAAAGACTAGGGGGCAACCGCCCCCACCACCCTGCTCCACATTTGATGGAGCAGGGGCATTTTTTGTCTGCTCCTTGACATGCGCCAAGGAGCAGAGTTTTGAATATTTATTCACTTTGGAAAAAATAATTTCCATTTTATTTTCCAATTATCTATTGACAAATCTCCCATAATATGATACAATACCTATACAACAAGAAAGGAGTGTACCCCCTATGACAACCGAACAGATTTATGTTGCCGATGATGGCACTCGATTTGATGATTATTTTGAGTGCCATCGATATGAACTATCCTTAAAGGAAAAAGGCTATGCAGACTTAAAGGACTACTGCCAGTATTATAATTTTAAGGGCGAGCCTATCCCCTACGCAAGAGTGGCGCAAGGCGCAACAGTATACTATGCCCACTTTGATAAAGTCCCCAACGCATATGATGATATTTATAATAGGTTTGTGGAAGCCTTACCCGATGGTCTTGAAGATGATTGCTTCCTTGGTGGATGGTTCGTATATTTTTGGGATAAATGGCACGAGTGGTCAAGCCTATCTGCCGAATTTAAGGACTATATCGATACTGTGGAAAGACTTGATAAGGGGGAGTAATCCCCCTCTACCCACCAAAATAAGGAGAATTTAGATAATGATTGAAATTTTGTATGGTTTTACTGACCAAGAGCTGATTAAGATGTTGGCAGAACACTACCAGCTTTTTAAGCTAGAATACGCAGATGATAATGCCCTTTACGCAGAATATGATTTTCGGTCTGCGGTATTGAGCATTTTGCAGACTCGACTCGAACAAGAGTATGAAAAGCGAAATGCCGAACTGGGTAATTAAGGGGGAGTAATCCCCCTTATGTGGGACTTGCGTTTTTGGCGCTCAACCGTCCGGAGGGATTGAACATTTTTGCCCAAGCGCAGTAAAAAAGTGCTTGACAAACTTAAAAAGTTATGATACAATATTATTACCAAAAGGAAAGGAAATGAAAAACTATGATTGTTATTGATAGTCGCAAAGAACGCACCATTAAATTTGAAAATGTAAAGTGCGGTGAGATGTTCTACGACCCTGAAAATGAAATGTTCTGTATGCGTATCCAGGAGTGTTGGTGGGATAATGGTGAAGAGCCTGCCAATGCGGTTGACCTTGCCGATGGTCAGTTGGTGTTCTATGAAAAGCAGGACGATGTTATTTCTGTGAAAGGTAAGGTTGAAGTCTATGAGTAAGTTTGAGGTTACTGTAAGTGATGAGGTTACTTACACAGTAATAGCCAATGATGAAGCAACCGCCACTCTTCTTGCCGAAGAATGGTTTAATGAGCGAGTTCATCATACCATTGTCAAGAAAATTCCGCAGGTGCAGGTTGCGGAAGACCCCTTGCGTGAGTTTCTCACAAGCTGGGTGGAAACTTTCAATGATTGTGCGTGTTGCCCTTGTCAAAACTGCCCCTTGGTGTTTGGGGTGGATTATCAAGAGTGCGCAGACCACATTCTTGACTTGCTGAAGAAAGGAGAGGTTGAGTAATGGCAAAGTTTAGCCCCCTCTGCCCCAACTGCGGGCAGAGCCACTTGGAAATTGAAGATGTGATTGATACCTACACCAATTATGAGGGTTGCCAGTACACCGAACTGACTATTGGCACTTGCCCCCATTGCAATCATACCTATCAGTACGAACAGACCTTTACCCTAAAGCCGAATAAGGTTAGAGAACTGGAAGATATTACCGAAGATGAGGAGGACGAAGAAGATGACTCTTGATGAAATGTTAGCCGAAACCAAGGCTTTGAATGATGATGACCTCGCTTTTATTCTTCGTCATTTGCAGTTAGAAAAGGAACGCAGAGATGATGCCGAGAGAAAAGAGGATTGGATAAACCTCTGCAAGACCATTGACAACTTTATCGGCAAGTGGGGCAGTATTGCGGTCTATGAAAAGAACGATTATATGACCAATGTGATTGTCCATCTGCGTAGAGGAGAGTTTACTTTCCCGGAATTTGGAGAAATTGAGGTGGGTGCTTAAAAGCACCCACTTTTGACTTTTCAAAAAATTTTTTGTATAATATAAATAGAAAAAATGAGAAAGGAGAAACCTAATGACCCTTGAATTATTAAGGGCATTATTCACTATTGCTCGTTTTTGCGAGAAATAGGAAAACTGTAAGCAATGCCCGTTGAAGGAAGTTTGTGGGCGCATGCCTTGCGAACTGTGAGTTGAGAAACTCCGACCCATTCGTGTTAGGGTCGTTCTTCACGCATACTAGGTCATAGGAAAAATTTTACCGCAATGAAACAAACAGAATTTGCGCGTCGTTTAGATTCAAGTGGACGGCTGGTTATCCCCTCTAAATTGCGCGAGGAATTAAACATTTAGGTAGGTGACACTTTTGATTTCTTTATCCACGAACAAGATGGTAAGAAGTATCTATGTGTCGAGTGTTTCCGCCTAGAGAACGAAATTGAAAAAGCCAAACGAGTTTTGAAAGAAGCAGGTCTTCTTTAATCGGCTCGCGCACGCTCCACGCGAGCCGAAATTCCATTATATCATATCCCCAGAAATTTGTCAAGAGAAAAGTTGCACAAATTACTGGGTTATTTTTTTCCCGTTTTTGTGCAATATTACCACTTGATTTTTGCTTTTGGATATGATAGAATACTATTGTCAAGAGGAGAGAGCAACACCAAGATGGTCGACCCTTGCCGCTATCGCCCCCTCAAGTTTGCCGAGGTGTGGAGTAAAAGAGTGGAAAAAAGTTGAAATTTCCTCTTGACAAACCCTACACGATGTGGTATAATGAGTGTGTCAAGAGGGCGAGGGTAGTAAGCCACACACCGCAAGGCATTGCAAGGAGTGCGATAAAGCCAACCGAAAAAAGTTTCAAAAAGTTGAAATTTCCTCTTGACAACCGCCACAAAGTGTGGTATAATACAAGTGTTCCAAGGGAACGAAATTAAGAATTGGGTTGTGACCTACCACAAGAAAAGGAGTTGTTCGTTATGGCTAATAAGATTAAGGTTGCTGACAAGTTTGATGGTGTTATTGCTCTGCTGAATGGTGAGCCTACCGAGTTCACCGTGGAGCAGGCGGTGGAATTCCTGCTTGACCGCAAGGCAAAGCACACCGCAAAGGCAAATGGTGAGCGTAAGCCTACCAAGACCCAGTTGGAGAACGAGGGCATTAAGGAGCGGATTTTGGGTGTGCTGACCACCGAGCCTGCTCCTGTGGCAGAAATCTGTGAGCAGGTTGGTCTGACCAATCAGAAGTGTACTGCCCTGCTGACCCAGTTGCTGACCGCAAAGGCAGTTGTGCGTACCGAGGTAAAGGGCAAGGCACACTATGCCCTGCCTGCCGAGGTAGAGTAAGCCGAGGGGGGTATAACCCCCCTCCCAAAATTGGGGCTTGACAAAATGCTCCAAATGTGATACAATGTATTCGTGGAAAGGAGTGAAAGTCAATGATACCCAATACCAAGCAAGTGCAAGCTATGCGTAAGCTAGGCTATTCCGACTTTCAAATTGAGGAAATGTTGGAAGATGACAAGGCTATTGACCGAGGTGAAAAAATGGAGTGGGATTTGTCTGCCGAGGAACACAAAAAGGCTATGAAAACGGCAAATGCCACCGAGCATAAGAAACCTGCGGTCTACAAGTTCGACAAGCGAGAACGCAAGGCAAATATGCCCAAGCAGGAAATTATCAACGGAATTTTCGAGTATTTGACTCAAAATTGTGCGTTTTGCCCCCAAAATGTTACGATTTTGAACAAAGAACGGCAGATTTCCTTTGATTTTGCTGACGAAAAGTTTGAAATTACGCTCACGCAGAAACGAAAGCCGAAAAATGGGGCATAAAATGCCCCAAACTTTGGTAAAATGTAGAAAAAACCTCCCAAAATTGGGAGGTTTTTGTTTATTTTGCCGGTTCGTAAGCGAAGCTACGAACCGAACTTATGTTCTATTATACTTTTCGATATTTTTATATCGATATGTTTTTATCGATATACTTTTACTGATTTCCCAAAACCATCTCGTTGTTTCAACCGATTCGCAGGAGCGCGAGGGGACGTCGCGCTTCCAGCCTTCAATAGCTCCCTAGTTCTGGAAACTTTTCGTTGAAAAAGCCGCCTTGCCGCGCGCGCTTATTTTTTCCCGAAAACGGACCTGACCCCTTAAGCGCCCCTAATTGGGGAATTTTTCGAGCATTTTTTACCTACCAGTTCTTTTTATAAAAATCCCACAATCCATCCCTCAAAATTTCTCGTCCATGGGCTTTATTCTTGCTTGCTCTATCAAAGAAAATTTTAATAATCCTCACATCTTTTCGTTTTTCCAAGAGAGCAGGTAAATTTGCCTCGAAAGTAGCTTTTTTATATAAAACCCCATTTTATTATAACATATTTTTTTAAAATTGTCAAGTAAAGTACTTTTATTTGATTTTTATAATATTTTATGTTATTATATATATGGTGGAAGATATACTTTTTTAAAAACGCATAAAATAAAAAGACCCTAGGTTTTCACCCAGGGTCCTAGATATTAAAGTCCAAAAGCCTTGAAGAAGTCGGCAAAGACATCCTCACTTGCGCGGGGCTTGGTGACCTTGACTGCCTTGGGCACCTTGGCCGGCATAATGGAGTGCATATCCAGCATCATAATAACCAGGTCAGCCATGGCCTCAACAGACTCAATGTCTACGGTCTCGCCTTCCAACAGGTCAGGATAATGGCGCTCGATGGCGGTCACGAGGGCTTCCATTGCGTCAATCATATCATTGCGCTTGGCCTCTGCCTTGGCGGTCTTGGCAGCTTCTTCCTCGGCCTCTTCCTGCTTAATGCGGGCCTCAGCCTCATTCAACTGTGCGGTAAACCGGGCTACCAGTTCCTCGGAACTAGCGCCAGAACGCAGTTCATCATAAATATTCATTGGATTTCTTTCCTTTCTAATTGTTTTATTTTCTATATATATTATATAAAAATTTTTTATAAAAATCAAATTGGGGAGGATAACGGTGACGATGAAATTATCCAAGTCAGCACGCTAAACCGGGCGCAGGACACTTCCCCAATTTTCAATATTTTAATTCATTTTCAGTATTTTAACCTTCTCAATATTCTTATCCAACAGCAACATCGTAATTAAAATCTTTTAATAGACTATCTAATTCTTTTTCATACCAAGTTTTAGAATCAAAATTCAATTCACTACTACTAGTACTGTTAGTACTAGTACTAGAAGTAGCCGCACTAACTGTCTTAGCCGTAGCTACCTTTCCTTCTTCCTTTTCCTCCGGCTCTATACTAAAGAGAGCTTCTTTTAATACTCTATATTCTGCCACTTCTCTCTCAATTCCAATAGGCACAGCAAACCAATCAACATTCAACGCTCTATCAGTCTGTCCTACTTCTTCTTCCCACAGATACATCTTATATCCAGAAGGACAAGAAAGCAGATAGATATTATCATCTCTTTTCAAGGCGCACTCGCCCTTATCTAATTTATAACACTTATATCCTTTAAATTCGCCTTTATATTCCATTTTTCATTTTTAGTTTCAAATTTTGAAATCAAAATTTGAAACTAATTTTCCTTTCATTTCTATTTTCTATAATAATTATACTATATTTTAATTTCAAAATCAAATTTTGATTTCATTTTTCAAAACGCCTACTCCTATCCCTAACAATCTCGTCTTCTATTCGTTATATGGCCCTATACATTACCTATGGGCTAGTATTTTAAAATTAACTAATCTTCTAACTTTCTTAAATCTTCTTTATTCTATACTTTATACAATCCACGCATCTATACCTCTTTATGCTATAAAAGCATTTCTTCTATAATACTATGAATTCTTTGCTTTCTATCTCCTTGTTTATACACGGCATTCTTATGCTCTTTAAACCTTGTTTCCAAACTACGAGTAGTTTTTCCAATGTAAATCAATTTTCCATCTGCATAAATGCCATAAATATATCCCAT